TTTGGGGGGGGGGGCGGGGGGGGGGGGGGGGGGGGGGCCGCGCGGGGTGACCGGGCGGAGGTTGTGGAGGTGGTTCTCGGCCCACAGGGCACCGGCGACCACGATCGCGCCGAGGAGCGCCGAGCCGTACTGCTGGTGGATGTACCCGACGGTGACGTTCGCGACGAAGGACACCGACCCGGCGATCAGGAGGGCCTGCTTCCCGGCGCGGCGGGTCTTGCCGGTGAACTCGACGCCCATGGAGATCTTGCCGATGATGGCGACCGCGTCGATCATCACGGGGGCGATCCAGGCTTCCCACCCGGCGCCCATCAGGGCGAACAGGGCGGCGATGTGGGTGAAGGACAGGACGAGCGCGGTGATCAGGTAGAGGGCGGTGAGGGTCTTGGCGGTCTGGAACTTGTTCATGGTCGGCTCCGATGCTCGGGGGAGGGGCGACGCGGGCGGGCGGTGCCTGCGCTCCGGCGTCTGCTCCGGCTCCCTGTGTGGTGTTGTACCCATAGCCTAACGCCCCGGGCGTTAGAATGCAACCCCCCGGGCGTTAGGTGGCACAAACTATCCCTGACCTGCGCGCCTGCGCCACGACCCGGCCGACCCGGGGACCTGACAGAGATCCGCCGTCAGCCAGCGCGGCGGCCAGACCCTCGACCGTGGACCAGTGCCGGACGATCAGTCGCTCGGCCAACTCCCGCGCCTCCTGGATCAGGGCCAGGTCGGAAGTCGACCGGCAGATGATCCGGGCGTCGGTCCGAGCGGCCTGCGCCACGTCGACCTCGGCAGCCTCGTCCAGGCGTCCGCCCCGGGCCAGCCACTCCCTGGTGGCCACGCTCCCCGCCCACAGACCGGCGAGGCCGGGGAGACTCCCCTGATCGTGGGGTCGGACCATCGTGTACGCGGCGAAGTCAGCACTCCCGCCGATGGCGACCTCGCCGACTTCGATCCCGAGCCACTGGTACACGAAGGCGTGCCCGGCCTCGTGGACCGCGATCTCCTGCCGCTCGTCGACGTCCGGCAGCGCGGTGAACCCGGCGACTCCGTCGCACTCTTGGCACTCCTCCGGGTTCCAGCCGGACGGCCACATGCCCGCCCCCAGGATCATCGCCCGGTGTGCTCGGCACAGCACGTCAGCAAGTCGCTTCATGCCACCAACGTAACGCCCCGGCCGTTAGGCTGTCAACTCCCAGGGCGTTACTGCGGCACATTCGGGGCGTGGCCTGCGGCGGAGTCGTGCTCGCAAGATTTTCACGCCCGGGGGGTTGCACTCTCACCCCCCCGGGCGTTAGGCTATGAGTATCAGCAAGGCAGGCAGGAACTACCGAGGGAGCCCCCGATGCGAGCGTTCAACGACATCACCGGAACCGTCCACGAGGCGAAGACCGACGGCACCGGCCTTGTCCAGATCTGCGGCATCCAGGCGAACCAGACCCTCTACCTGACCGAAACGACCGAGGCCGTGACGTGCAAGCGGTGTCAGCGGATGGGCGCCCCGAAGCCCACGAAGACCGCCCCCGCCCGGGTGGCGAAGGAGAGCAGCGGCCCGGTTACGTGGGGGATCTTCTCCCCGGGCGGCGCCCTCCAGTGCGACCGGCCGACCCGGAAGGCGGCCCTCGCCGCCGCCGAGCACCTCGGCGAGGGCCACACCGTCGCGAAGCTCTGAGCGGGACGGGCCGTCCCGCACGGGGCGACCCCGGCTTCTCAAGATTTTCACGCCCCGGGGGTTGCATCCTAACGCCCCGGGGGTTACGCTCGTGGTACAGGCAACGAGCTACGGAGGCCCCGATGACCACCTTCCCCGCGCAACTCGCGAAGGCCCGCCAGGCACTGGAGACGGCCGAGGGCCAGGTTGCCCCGCTCCCCGCAGACCTGATCGAGGAGATGCGCCGCCGGTTCCCCGAGCGGATGGTGGAGGCCGAGGCGAAGATCGCCGAGATCGAGGCGACCATCCCCGACCTTCGGGCCGCGTACGAGGCCCTGCGCGACCGGGCGTGCTGGTACTGCCTCGGTACTGGCGAGTACGGCGGCGCCAGCGGCTACACCCGCGACGGCATCAAGTACTGCTTCCGGTGCAACGGCTCCGGCGAAACGAAGTGACGCAGCCGGGCCCGACGCAACGTTGCGTCGGGCCCGACGCAACGTTCGGCCGACGCAACTGCGCCGAACCGGCGAAGCTTCGCCGCAACGAAGCCCGGCCGCCGACGCAACGTCGCGGCCGACGCAACGAACCCGGACGGCGCAACGTTACGTCGGCACCGACGCAATGCGCCGCAACGCAACGAATCGACGCAACGTTGCGCCGACGAAGTGGTTGCGCCGGTTGCGTCGGAGGGTGCTACTCTTCGCCGTATGTCTGCCGACAAACGCAACACTTCGCCGCCGCGCGCCCGACGAATCCCCGTCCCGATTGCGCTGCTCTTCGCCGCAAACGCAGCGACGCAGTTCGCCATCCAGGCGTGGCTCGCGTACGGCTTCGCCGCCGAGGTGTGGGAGTTGCATCAGCCGCTCCCCTGGTTCGCGCCGGTTGCGCTGGACATCTTCGCCATCAATCTGATGGCGCTGACGTACATGCTGCGCAACGCGCCGTTGCGCCAGCGGATCTACGCCTGGTTCTGGCTCGCGGTCGTCATCGGCGCGCAGGTCGGGGCGAGCGAGGGCTACGCCGACCATGAGCAGTGGAACAACTGGGGCCGAGCCGCCAGCCTGTTCCCCGCCCTGTTCCTCGCGGCCAGCCTCCACGCCCTGATCATCGTCGCCCGGCACTGGGACTCCGACGCCGTGTCGGAGGAGACCCCCGGCCTCGGCTGGTGGGCCCGTCGCCGCCGGGACCGGGCCATCGGCCAGGCCCTCGACGACGCCCCTGCGACGTCCAGCCTGCCCGCCGCTGTGGTCACGGCCCGCCTGGCAGCCGCCGAGTACACCCGGCAGCGCCGGACCGCCATCCAGGCCACGGTCCCGGACGCGACCCCGGCCCCTCTACCTGCACAAACGCCCCCCGCGCTGCCCGCCGCCCCGGAGCCGCCCGTCGAGCTGGAGGCCCCGGTCCCGCCGCCGCTCCCGCGTCCGGCCTCGAAGCCGGGGCCGCGCCGACCTCGCGCCCCGCGAGAGGCTGCTGGCCAGGACCGGCCGACCGGCGACCCCCGCCGCGCCGACGTGATCAAGCGCTGCGTGGACGGGACCGAGGACGCCAAGACGGCGGCGACGGACCTCGGGGTCAACGTGCGGACCGCGCAGCTATGGGTGAAGGCCGAGCGGGAGCGGCGGGCGCGCGACTTCCCGGCGCCCGTTCCGGCCGATCCGTCGCGCACCGTGAGTGACGAAAACGGCGGTGCAACTGCAACCCTGCAACGCGCCGCTTCAGACGCCCCCGTTCCCTAAGGGGATCCGGTGCAACTGATCTTGCAAGCCGCCCGGTTTGCCCCGGATGCAAGAGGACCCGCAGTCCGATTCGTCCACAATGCAAGAGACCAAATGATCACCTGCAAGTCACCGTCCGTAGATGTGGATCTACTGCAAGAGGGGAGGCGACCATGAGCACGAAGACCGACACCGAGGCGAGCAAGGGTCAGTCCGCCAGCCACACCCGGCCGACCGGGAAGCGACCCGTCCCGTTCCTGGCGTCCGCGCTGGTGGCCTTCGGCCTGCTCCCGGTGCTGTTCCTGGTCTCCCGGCTGGTCATGCTGTGGGACCAGGCCACCGGGCTCATGGTCGCCCACGCCTGGTTCGTGTCCGGGCTGACCGTGGCCCTGATCGCGATCGGGATCGGGCTGTTCCACGCGAAGCGGACCAACTTCCTGATCAAGCACGTCGCGGTGACCGTGATCCTCATCGGCGTCGGCGGGGACCTCTACACCCTGGCCGGGTTCCGGCACCGGTTCATGAACGTCGTCGCGGTCTTCATGACCGGGATTCTGTACTCGTCGTGGATGCTCTACCGGATCGACGCGTTCCGGGCCGCCGCGAAGGGCGAGAGCGGCGACGACGGATGGGGCAAGGTCATCGGCCTCGCGAAGTCCCGGCCGAAGAAGATCACGACCACGCCCTCACAGGTGATCATTGACGTCGAGCACGGCCCCGGCGAAACCATCAAGAACGTAAGGACGGCCGCTGGCGAACTGGAGGACAAGACCGGCGCAATCGTCGGACGCACCACCGTTACGCCGAACGAACGCGGCGGCGGTTCGCAGGTTGCGTTGACGATGGCGGACCCGTTCGACGAGTGGCGCAAGTTCCCCGGACTGTCGCACCCCGGCGGTTCGTTTGCGTTCCCGTTCCGCACCTCGTATTACGCCACCGGCGAAGACCAATGGTTCGGTTTCGTCGCGACGCAACTTGCGTCGCCCGTCACCGACTTCGTTGCGCCGCAAGCTACGTTCCTCGGACTCGTCGGCACGACCGGCGTAGGGAAGTCCGGCGAAGAGAACAACGTCGCCGCCGAGGGGCTGTCCCGGTGCGACGCAATCGTGTGCTGGGTCGACGCGGAGAAGCTGTACCAGAACGCGGGATGGGCGCTCGACATGCTCGGCATGGCGGCGAAGGACCGCAACCAGGCGAAGCGGTTGAGCGTTGCGTTGCGCAAGCTCGCCGAGTACCGGGTGGAGCTGTTCGGTCAGGCGTCGCTCGACGCGGCTCTCGACCCGGGCAACGCGGGGATCGTCGCCGGGCGGGAATGGACCCCCCAGCTCGCCCAGGAGACCGGGGAGGCGGCCGTGCTCGTCATCATGGACGAGGCCGACACGTTCCTCTCGAAGGGTCAGTGGGACTGGCTCGGCAAGCGGGGACGCTCCCTCGGGATCTTCCTCGTCTGCTCCGTTCCCCGGGCATCCACCCAGGAAGTCCCGGCCGCGTTCCGGGGCTCGATCGCCGCGTGGAAGACGTTCGCGATCGGCGACAAGTACTCCGGCGAGTTCACCCTGTCGCAGATCGCCCGCGACGGCGGCGCCGACCCGGAGTCCCTGCGGATCCGGGGCGCCCACTACTTCGACCTCGTCCCCGGCGTCCCCGAGCGACTGTGGCCGGTGCTGTGCCGGTCGTTCTTCTCCGACACCCGGGACCTGCGCCGGATGGTGAAGGAGGCCCGCGCGACGTTCACCCCGATGACGTTCACGGATGAGGCGATCCGGTGGATGGGTGAGGACTACCAGGCTTGTACCCCCGCCGCCGTCCTGGCGTTGCGGGGTCCCCGGTCCGAGGATGAGAAGGAGGGCGACCCGGCCGAGCCCGCACCGGACGGCCAGGCCACACAACGGAACCCGCTGGCACCCGCCGCCGGGTCCGGCGAATACGACGATGATGACGACGACGAGGAAGGTGTCTCTGTGGACAGGACGATGGAAGGCTCGGACCCCGACGAGCAGGGCGGGGAGGGTGTCGTCGCGACGCTGCTGCACCCGGGCCTGGCGGAGGACGCCGCGAAGGTCGACCCGCGCGACCCGGGCAGGCCGCTGAAGCTGAACCCCGGCGAGCGGATGAGCCTGCCGGACGACAAGCCGGAACCGCCGAACGAGGAGCAGGCGGAGGCCGACCTGGACTCCGCCCTGACGAGGCTCGCCGACGACGGTCAGATGGAATTCTCGAACTCCGACTTGCAGAAGCGGATGAGGTACGCCATGCAGCCGTACACGGTCAGCCGCCGACTCGCCGCGCTGGCGGAGGGGGCCCGGCTCACCCCGCCCGGTCTCCAGCTCGAACGCCTCGGCGCGGGCCGGTACCTGTTGATCCGTACGGGGCCGCTGCCCCGTCGGCCGAAGCCCTCCCAGGAAGGTGAGTGACCATGCCGGAGATGCCTCCGAAGAACCAGGACCTCCGAGACGCCGAGAACCTCGACAAGATCGCTGAGAGTTTGCGGCACGCGTCCATCCAGGGCTCGGACTTCGTCGCGAACATGGCGATCTCCCTCACGGTCCGGCTGACGAAGGGCCTCCGGGCCGAGGGCCTCGACGGCGGCGGTTTCCTCTCCCGCCACCTGCGCGGCGGGGACGCGAAGCGTACGGCGAGCTGGGTCGTCGAGCCGCTGCACGCCGCCGCCGGGGACCTGTACAACGCTGCCGTCAACTTCACGATCTTCAAGCGACGGCTTCAAACCGGATACGTCGACGCGATCCGCGCGGCCCGCCAGCCGCAGGGCGCCGCGTCGGACACCGTAGTCGTCAAGTAAGGACGGAGAGAGGGACATGGGTCAGCGTCGACGGATGAACCGGGAGCACCGGCAGCGAGTCATGGAGAACGCGGCATGGCGCCGGATCGGACACGAGCACGCCTACATGATCGCCTTCGGGCCGTACTTCTGGCGGATCGCCGTGCTTGTGGCCGCCGTCGGCGCGCTCATGTGGATGTGGGTGTCCGTGCCGCACTTCTATCTGGGGGTGACGGCCTTCGCCCTGGCCACGGCCCTGGCGGTCGGCTGGCTGGCGTACAGCAACAGCCAGGCCGCTCTGTCGCGGCGGATGTCCGCCCGCGCGGGCACGGCGGGCGGGCCCCGGGGTGTGGGCCTGGGGTGGGCGGTCGGGGCCGTGGTCGCCCTGCTCGGCACGACCGGTTGGGTCTCGCTGTGGAGCCCGTGGGCATGAACGGGCTACGCGTGATCTTCGGGTTGGTGCTGCTGCTCCTCGGGGTGTGGGTGGGTAGCGCCCACGCCGCCGAGGCGGTCGCCGAGTGGAACCCCGACCTCCGCCGCGCCGCCGGGGTCGCGACTGCCGGGGGCGTGCTCCTCGTCATGTACGGGGCGTACAACTTCATCGACGGCTTCGGGGGCCTCGAATGAGGGAGCGCGGGTGGGACATCCCGTGGGGCGACCTGTTCGGCGGCCTGATCTTCGCCGTGGTGGTCCTCGGTCTCGTCTTCATGGTGCGGTGGCTGGTGTTGGCCCTCGTCGACTACGAGCCGCACTGCGTGTACCGGATCCCGCTCACGGACGGCCGGGTCTACATCGGGTACGCCCGGGACCCGCACGTCCGGTTGAGGCGCCACCGGGCGTACCAGCGCGGGCTCCCCGACGGGCACCGGCGCAAGTGGTGGGAGACGGTACCGGCCAGGGTTCAGGCGACCATGGTCATGCCGGACGAGTGGGTGACGTGGTACCGCTCGAAGGAAGTCGCCGAGCAGATGGAACGCAACGCGATCCGCGAGGCTGAGGCTTCAGGGTCCGTCGTTCTCGCGAACGGGATCAAGTACAAGGGAGTGGGAGCCAATGTCGAGGACTGACGTCTACGCCGAGCACGCATGGGCGGCCACCCCGCCGCCCGTCGACCCGACGGCGCCGGTGCCACTGCCGGAGGCCCGCCGCCGGGTCGGGGAGGCTCTGGATCTCGAAACCCGGCTGTGGTGGTGGGACGCGGACGACATCCGCATGATCGCCCGGGAGTGGGCCCGGGGCCGCGCCGAGGTCGCCGAGATCGCCCGGGAGACCGACGAGTCGACGGGGGTGACCATCGGGACCGCGCTCGGGACCGGCCTGGCGTGGTGGCTGACGGGCTCACCGTTCATGGTGCGGCTCATGACCGTGTTCGCTGTGCTGTTCTCGTTCGCGTTCGGCCTCGGCCGGTTCTGATGACCACCACTGCCGACACCCCCGCGACCACCGGTGAACCGTCCGCGATCGAACGGATGGTCACCGCGCTGGCCGACCCCGGCCACCTGTTCACCCGCGAACAGGTCGCGTACCTCATGGCGACCGCAGCCCGGTGGGCGCGCGAAGTCGTGGAGGGCGAACCGTCACCGCTGACGTACGCCGCCGGGTACGACGCCGGGTACCGGGCCCGGGTGGCGCAGGAGAACGCCGACTGGCCGCCGCCCCCGATCTACGACGCGCAGGCCGTCAGCCGGTGGACCGATCAGGTCGAGGCCCGGCGTCAGGCCGACCGTGACGCCCGTGCCCGGCGGCGTGACGACCACCGTGGCGGCCCGGTGCCGGTGTGGCCCGCGACCCGCCCCGATCCGGTTGTGGCCGGGCCTCGGGTGCCGAACCCGGCGGGTTCCTACTTCGACGCTGAGAGGGATGATCGCTAGATGACCACCGTGAAGATCGTGATTCAGGAAGGGGCTCTGCCTGGCTTCGGTCCGTCGACGACGGTCGTGGTTCGCCGGTCCACCACCGCCGCAGCGCTGGCCGCCGCCCTCGGTGCGGTTCTGCCTCAGATCCCTCTCCGGTGGGCTGAGCTGATGTCAGCGGCGCGGGTGATGCGGCTGGCGGCGAAGCGGCCCGATGACGCGGTCCAGGGGCCCGGTGAGTGCGAGGGCCCTGTCCAGGTCGGGCGGGCCCCTGGGACGCTGTGGTTGCTGGCGGAGCTGAGTCGTACGTTGCGGCCGTCGGCGCCGCTGCCGGACGACCCGGAACGGTCGGGGGGGTCGTAGGTCCGGTCATCGCGCGGTTCGGGGTCGTCTCCCTGCGGGGGGTCGGCCCCGGCGTCGTTTCCGGGGGCACACCGTCCCCGACGGACGGGGCCGACCCGCCCCCGTCCGGGAGTAGTGCGGCTCCACCGCCGGGGGATACCTGGACGGTCCCACCCGGCGGTAGGTCGGTCAACACGACGGGCGCTTCAGCGGCGGGCCACGCCCCGTACGCGGGCGGGGCGTCTTCGCCACCGTCGCGGACGAGCGCGCCGGGAGCGAAGGTCGCGACGGTGAGCGCGATCGCGGCGGTCCCAACGGCTGCGGCCCGGGGCGCCTGGATCCGGGGGACCTCGAACGGCGCCCGGTGACGTGGTGCCTCGTCGGCACGACGTCGACCCCGGTAGTCGTCTGTGAGGTCGAACGGCGCCGACCGTCGGGACGCCCACTCATCAGGGTTTATGCTCACGTCCGCACCCTACTGCCGACGAGGGGAACCGTCATGCCGCGCTGGGATCATGAGGACCCGGACGACCCGTACGACCTGGCCGAGCTGGATTTGCGGCTCGTCGTGTACCGCGTCGCCGGTTCGGGGGTCGTGGTGTGGCACACCCAGGTCCCGGACTGGCACGCCCGCCGCGTCCGGTCCGGTGGTCGTGACGCGATCCGGGCGTTCGGGCAGTACGGCGATCACGAGTGGGCGGAGACGTGGTGGCCGGACCCGAGGTACCTCTAGCCGGATCACTGCCGGGGTGTTATGCTGAGTGCGTAACCACCCCTGCCGATCCTGGAGGTAACCCTGATGCTCGGCCGTGATGGCAGCCCGAACACCGAGGACCTGCTCCGCTCCGCCGGACTCCTGGCGGTCCCCGAGTTCCCGTCCACCCGCAAACCCCCGGACGACCTCTGCGGTGAGCACGCCCGGCAGTGGGTCGCCTGGTGGACGTACTCCAAGTCGTACGACCCGCGCAAGCCGAAGGACTTCGGCAACCTCGGCCCGATCGCCGACGCCCGCACCTCCCACGCCGAGCGCCGGGCCGACTGGCTCCGCAAGGGCGCCGAGCAGCTCCAGCTCACCGAGCGGATCTGCCGGACCGGCACCTCCCCGCAGTGCGGTCCCGCCCGGGGCCCGCGATGAAAGCGACCGAGGTGTTCAACCGCTGCCACACGACGATCGTCGCGAACGTCGTCGGGTTCGCCCGCTACAACCCCCGCGTCATCGTCCCGTTCTTCGACTGGCACGCGACCTCAGCTCTCGGCAACCGCCAGCAGCAGCCACCGCCGGAGATATTCGAGATCAACACGTTCGCGCCGGACCTGGCCGCGAACGTGATGTTCACCGGCCAGGACCACGCCGCGCTGACGCTGTGGGAGCAGAACAAAACCATCTACTCGATCGACGCGGACCTGTGGGCCGAGCTCGGCGAGACCGACGACTCCGTCACCATCCCCGCCGGACTCCTCACCCACCTGCCGCACCCCGACCCGTTCGTGGCATTCCCCGAGCCCCTGGACATCCCGCTGGACAACGGGCTCGTTCAGAGGGTCTCCGGATTCTTCCTCACCGGCCGCCGCGTGGTGGGTGGGCTCGGCGCGACCCAGCAATCCACCCACGGCCCCGGGACGAACGCGTACGGCCTGCTCGTCTGCGGCCTCGTCCACAACCCCGACGGCAGCCCCCTGATCCTGACCGACGGGGTTCAGGACATCGCCCTGACGAGGCTCACCATTCAGGACGGGATGACCATCGGTGAGATGGTCGAGGAGTCGTCCGCCAGGTTCCTGTCCCTCGCCGACGACTTCACCGACTGGCAGGCGCACCTCCCGGCGATGCTGCGAGCGGTGATGTCCACCCTCGTCTACCTGTGCGCCACGAACGCGGACCTCCGACCCGTCCCCGTGCCGCCCCGCAAGACGAAGTCCGGCCGAAGGGTCAAGGACACCAACGCGACCCGGGTCGTCGAGGTCGGGTACCGGCTCGGCGCTGCCCTGCGCGAGTACCGGAGCCAGGCATCCGGGGAGGGCTCGGCGGGCACGGGCCGGAAGGTCGCCCCGCACGTCCGCCGGTCACACTTCCACACCTACCGGGTGGGTCCCGGCCGGGCTGAGGCCCGGGTGAAGTGGCTCGGCCCGATCAACGTCAACCTCAACGGCCCGGCCGACCGGCCGACCGTCCACCGAGTGCAACGGAAAGGCACACCGTGACTGCCGACGACCGCCCTGCCCCGCCCTCTACCGCCCTGCCCCCCACCGCCGTGCCGGGTGCGCGACCGTGTCGCTCGAACGTCGCCGGGAACCACGAGTACGAGCCGGACCGGGACTACGACCCGGCCATCGAGGGTCGTGTCTGCGGCCAGCCCCTGTCCGCGTGGTGCCACGATGGCTCATTGTGGGGGGCGGAGTGATGGCGTCGTCTCGACTGAACTGCGGGTGTCGCCGCCGTACGGCCCGCTCGAAGGGGCACCGACCCCAGTGCATGTACTTCGACATCGACCGCGCGAGTGGCCGCCGGAAGGTTCAGCGCCTCCGCCGCGAGTGGGAGCGGGCAACCACTTCCATGGATCACGTCCGGGGTGTTATCCTCTAGGTATTAGCACCCCTGCCGACAGGAGACGAACATGACTTCCCAAGAATGGTGGAACGACATGCGGGTCCTCACCCAGGAGTCCGACATCCGGCGACTACGGCCCACCGACGAGCGCGTCATCCGGGTCGTGCCCCGCCCGCGAAACCCGACGTGGGGTGACCTCACCGACGACGCTGCCACCCGTACCATCCTCGCGCACCTCGCCCGGCTCGGCTTCGAGCAGAACGGGTGCCACGATGGCCGGGCTTACCTCACCCTCAACGTCCAGCCCCGCCCCATCCTCGCCGTCGTCACCGTCGACGAGGACGACCCGGCCACCGTGACCCGCGTGACGTGCGGGCGCGACACCATGACCCCGGCCGACGCGGTGCGCTGGCTGGAGACGATCCGATGACCGCCCGCCGCCGGACCTCCCGCAACGCACTCGGCCTGCGGGAGGTCCTCGACGACTCGTGGAAACGCGACTTCGCCTCCGTGCCGTTCGTCCCGCACTGGACCCGGATCCTCCTGGCGCTGTTCGGCGTGGCGGTCGCCCTGATCTGGACCGGCCTCGCCCCGCTCACCGGCTGGACGGTCGTCGCCCTGTATGCCGCCGCCGGGTTCGCCAAGCTGCGACGCTGGATCCACCGGACCGTCAACGCCCGGCACGCCGCCCGGCGTAAGCGCATCCAGGCCGAGATCCTGATCGGCCGCGCTACCGCCGCGCGCGCGGGGTTGTGGTTCGCCGAGGCCGACGGCTCCATCTCCATCGGCGGGAAGCGGATCACCGTCGACCTGCCCGTCCTGGAGTACGACACGTTCGAGGCCCGCATGACCGACGAGGGCCCCGACACCGCGCAACGCGCCCTCGAAAGCGCACAGGGTCTGCTATTCGGGTCCGGGTGGGAGATCCTGCCGGACTCCCTGGAGCTGGTACCGGTGGACCCCCGCGACTACGACAAGGGACAGGACCTGTTCGGGTTCCGGTGGACCGTCGTCCGTGACACCGCCCCGAAGGGCGGAGACGCCGCGAAGTACGACGAGGCGTTCGCCCTGTACGAGCAGGCCGCCCGTGACTCAGGGGGCCCCAAATGAGCGACCTCCTGCTAGTCGCGACCGGCGTCGCCGTAGCCGACATGATCCTCTACATCTACCTCCACATGTTCGCGGACCTCGCCCTCCGCTTCTGGCCGGACGCGGCGGCAACCCGTCGCCTGGTCCGCGTCGTCCAGATCCTCTGGCTGCTCGCCGGTCCGGGTCTCGTCGTCGTGGCCGTCCACTCGTGGGGCGCGCTCCTCGACGGTGACGCCTTCCGGGGCCTGGTCTTCGCCGCCGCTCTGCTCGGGCTGTGGAGGTGGTGGAAGGACCGGAACTGGCCCGACGACGACAACCCGTGGAAGCGGCTGCTGCGCCGCGCCGCCGCCCGGGTCGCCGCCGTCGGTAACCGCCTCGTGGTGGTGCCGTCATGACTCACTCACAACACCAAACGAAAGGCTGCCGACCAGTGAAAACGATCCAGGAAATGACCGACGAAGTCCGCGAGGTCAACATCGCGAAAGGCTGGCGGGACGAGCCGAAGACACGCGGCGACTTCCTCGCGCTGCTGCACTCCGAGCTGTCCGAGATGTTGGAGGCGTTCCGCGACCACCGGCACGCCGACGCGACCATCCCGCTCTGCGCCGACGAGACGTGCCCCCGATTCGGCAAGATGGTCACCGCGCTGACCTGTGCGCAGGTCGGGTCCCTGGACCGCGCTGCGCACCGGACCATGCCCGGCAAGCCCGAAGGTGTCGGGTCGGAAGCGGCCGACGTCCTGATCCGGTTGCTCGACATGTGCGACGTCCACGGCCTGACCGTGTTCGACATGGACATGGAGCTGGGTGACGTCGCCTCATTGGAGGGTGACCGTGTCAGAGGCCTGGTGACCTTCGGCGACTGGGTGAACTGGCTCCACGACGGTGTGGCGTACATGTCACTCAGCGCGTGGAACAGTGAGCCGGTGATGCTGCGGTCGCTGGTGACGTTCGCGGAGCGGTGGCGGATCGACCTCGACGCCGAGTACACGCGGAAGATCGCCTACAACCGGACCCGGCCGTACCAGCACGGTGGCCGCACGGTGGCGGACGCCTGATGCGACGCGACCTGAACAACGGTGACAGCGTCACGGTGACGCTCGGCGGGGTGACGCACGAGTTCCCCGCCGACCGGGTGCGGGTGTCCGTCGACGACACCCGCGCTGCGGGGAAGGTGACCCGGTTCGCGACGATCGTCGTAACCCTCGCCGACGAGTTCCCCGAGGACGTGTCGAAGCACCTATCCCGCATCAGGGAGGGCTGATCCCCGTGAAGTTCCTGATCTGGAGCAACGTGTATCGCCGGTGGTGGCGCCCCGGGCAGCGCGGGTACACCTCGTTCATCGAGGAAGCGGGACGGTACACGGAGGCCGAGGCCCGTCGCCTCGCCCGCGACTCGACCGCCGACGGCTGCAACACGGTGGAGGCCGTGGACCTGGCCACCGGCGAGAGGTACCGGCAGCTCCCCGACTGGGCTGTGGTCGCCCCGGAGTTCGCCGCCTCCGGTCGGCCGCCGGTCGTGGCCCTGATCGGCCCGGCCGAGTTCCGCAAGGCGGAGCACGACGACGTGGCCGCCCAGCTCACCCTGTCCGGGTTCGTGGTCCTGCCGGTGGGGGTGTACGACCTGGAGGCCCGGTACCCGAACGAGGTGCAACGCCAGGCCGTGGAGGAGTCCCTCGCCGAGTTGCAGCGGCGGAAGATTGACCTTGCGGGCACGGTGTTCGTCGTCAACCCGGGCGGGCGGCTCGACACCGACACCCGTGACCTGATCGCGTACGCCCTGCGGCAGGGCATAGCGGTCCGGTACTACGGGACACCTGTCACCGCGCCGAGCTCATCGGAGGACGGGTCGTGAGTCGGCGACGGGACCACCGCCCGCGATTCGATACGTCGATCTGCCCGGATCCGGACCGGTGCACGCACACCACCGACGTGGAGGGTGAGTGCTGCGAGTGCTGTGGTCGGGTCAATGAAGCCTCCCGCGAGTATCCGACGGAATGGGCGGCAACTACCCACAGGATGACAAGCTCCGATTACCGAGGGGTGGTGGAGCGGCGGCTTAACGAGACACGCGGCGAGGCGAAGCGGTGCGAGCATCGGCACCGTACGCGGGCCGCTGCCAACCGTTGCGCCAGCACGATGCTCGCGGCTCGGCGGGCCGAGCACGTGGACGTTTGCAAGATCAATCGCGGTGGCGTCTGCAACTGCGTGGCCGGTGTGCCAGCCAGCCGTATGCGGCGCGGAACGACTACCAGTTCGAGTCCACGGGAGGTGGCCTGAGATGGTGACCGTCCGCATCGTCCGCAAGTCGGGGACCGAGGTCGTGGCGTGCGATTACGCGCACGTCCGTGACGGGTGCCTCGTCTACGCCGCGCACGCCGAGCCGAACACGGTCCGGTACGTCCCCGTCGGTCGCCTGGTCGAGTTCACGATCGCCACGGAGGAACCCGTCGGGGCCCCGGCAAAGCACCCTCCGCCCCTGATCCCCGACGTCTCGATAACCCGCCTCCGGTAGGCCCGGAACGCAGAACCGCCCGCACCTGTCGAGGTGCGGGCGGTTCCGTGCGTGGGGGTTACATGAACTTGAACGACTCTGAGTTGTTCTCGTAGGTGGGGTGCGCGACGGAGAACTGCGCGTGCCCGTCGCCGTTGGCGAACGTGATGTATTCGCCGGAGCAGCCGCTGTTCTTGTAAAGCCGGATGCTCCGGCCGGAGTTGTTGAACAGCCCCGACCACGCGTTCGGGAAGGACATACCCTCGCACGTCCCGGCGGGCTGGACGGGGATCAGTTCGTACCCCTGGTCGGTGCGGTACCCGGAGTTCACGTACCCGCACACGGACGAGTTGGTGCAACTGGACGGCGGGGCGGCTTGCGCGGCAGTGGACGGGGCCAGGGCGGCGCCCGTGACGAGGACGACAGCGGCGGCAGTGGTGACGGTTCGTCGGAAGGTCATCATCCGTGGAGCGTACATACAGGGTCCGACACTCCCGGCGGACCACCCCCGAGGCAGGTGCACCGATATTCGGCGCCGTCAATTGGATCAGGTAATGTCTCCCGTATTGCCGACGAACAGAGAGGCCAACATCAATGCCGACACCCTGCGGATCAACGACGTGCGTCAATGCCGAAAAGGTTAACGGGGGAGTCCTCGTCACCTCCACCATCCCCGGGAATGACGGGGCTGTGACGTTCACGCACTCCGAGTGGGACGCGTTCCTCGGCCAGGTCAAGGCCGGTAACTGGGACCATACCTACCAGAGTGCAGAAGAGTCCGTCCCCGCCTGATCCACCAACAGAAACCGGCCCCCGACGCGAGCTGCGTCGGGGGCCGGACTGTGTTCGGGGTCAGGCCGACGCGTGCTCCGATACGGGCTGGAGCTTCACGCCCGGGTCCAGGCTCGCCGACCGGCCCTGACGCTTACTGATCCTCGACGCGATCAACCCCTTCAACAGGCTGAACCCTGCGGTCAGGCCACCGACACCCCAGGTCTGCCAGTTGTCGAGGCTGCCCCAGTCGGTCCAGTTGATACCGTCGGCCGTGGCCAAGCCCAGAACGGTCATGACGAACGTTGCCAGCACCCGTTCCGCGATGTCTCGCCCTACCGGGAACCGTCCCATGATTTCCTCCTATGGAGCCTTAGGCGAGGCCGAGTCTTCGGCCCTCACCTCCGCAGCTACCGCCTGATACATGAGCGGCACCTGATTGACGATCGTCGACCGGGGGATACCCGCTGAGAATAACCGCTGAACAAGGGTTTTGATCGTCGCCCGCGATGCCGGAATGAGCCACCCGGGACGGCCGGTCAGGTTGTCGACGAACAGGTCCACCGGGTCCGTTCCGCCCTGGAGGACCCACTCCCACCGGATCATCGTCGCCGGGGGAGTCTCCGGTGACGTCGGGTCCGCGACGACGGCTTGCCGCCCGAACCCTTGCTGACCCAGCAGACTCCCCCGCTTCGGGAGGGGGATCGCCGACTTCGGGACCGCGACCGTCCGACCACCGAGGGGTTGCGTCTCCACCGGGGAGCCGAGGGCCGGATCGTAGATGAACGTCACCGACACCAGGTCCGCGACGGTGTCCTCCGTGGTGGCCGAGTTCGTGTTCAGGTCGGCTTCGGTGCTGTCGCCGGGCTTCGCCACCGGTGCCCCCTCACATCTGCCAGGGGCCGAGGACGTCGGTCCCGTTGTCGCCGACGGCGTATCCGGCGTACTCGTAGTCGACGCCGGTGACGGCCCGCCAGTCGAGGACCGTTTCCCCGGACTCTACGCCCGCGTCGAGCCGGATCCCCCGGTCGTCGTTCGCCTGGATGAGGACCGCCTCGTCGACGTATAGGGTGTCCGTCGCCGCCGGTGTGTTGATCTGCCCGATGGCCCACCGCACCCCCACGGCGGTGGGCGGGGCGGTGGCGACGTGCCGGGCCCACACCCATACCCCGGCGACGACGGTGAAGTCCCGCACCGACTCGGAGATCAGGACGTTGGAGACGTTGTACCACTGGAGCTTGAGCCGGACCGGTCGGAGCGCGGTCGTGGACCGGAACCAGGCACGCGCCTCCCACCGCTGAACGGCCCCCATGGGCGTGATCGTGACCGTCTGGACGTACGGGCTGGCCGCCGCCCCCGACGGCGTCAGGAACAGGCTGGCGACGCCCTGGTGTGCGACGGTCGTGGACCGGGCCGCCGACGTGTACGACACGTTCCCCCAGTCGGCGGCGTCGACCTCGAAGTACGGGTTGCTGTTCGCGGGTGAGCTGTAGACGACCTTCCGCCGGTACAGCTCCATCCGGGTCGTGCCGGGCTGCCCGGCGACGGGTGCGACCTGCGTCAGCGTCAGCGTGATACCGCCGGTCGCGGGTGTCGCGGTCAGCGCGGTGACGACGGGGGCGGCGGGTTCGACGAAGTCGACGGTGAACGGCACCGTCCGCAGCACCGACGCCAGCCCTTCCATGTTGCGGGTCTGGAAGGTCAGCAGCCCGGCGTACCCGTCGGGGAGCAGGGTGGGTACGTCGTAGCTGAGGACTTGCGGGGTACCGGGGGTGGACTCGGTGACCCACCCACTGTCGTGGTACGCCAGCGACGCGTCTGACACCACGATGCCGTCGATCGTGAACGTGTAGGGCAGCGCGTTCGTGTTAGTGCTCGTCACGACAGTCCCGACGGTGAGGGCCCCGGCGGCGACGTGCCCCGCCGGGCATTCGACGTCCCACCGGTTCGGTTCGTTCGACACCGACGACCACACCCGCGCTTTCAGGGTCTCGCCTTCGGCGACGAACCGGACCGACACCGGGCCCGCCCCGGGCAGGTCGGTGCGGACCACGAACGGGGAGAACGACTCCACCCCACCGATCAGGGACCGGACGACGATGGAGATCTCCCCCGCGAGGCGGAAGAACACCCTCACGTCGACGTACGTGACCGTGTCCACCCACCGGGCGCGGACGTTGACCTCGTTCGCGTTGCCCGTCGACACCCCGGGGACGGTGATCGAGTTGATGAGGACGTTGACGTCGGCCGCGATGACGTCCATGAGCCGGATCTCGTGCTGCGTGTTGCGGACGGTGTGGGTCTGCCGGGCGAGGCCACCGGAGACTGCGTAGTCGGACAGGACCCCACCGGACACGACCGTCCACGGGCCGCCGTAGTCCGCTGACCCCCACCCGTTGGAGGTGGTCCGGCTGAACGCATCGTTCGCCACGGACGGCATGACCCGCACCCGGTACGCGGACTGCTCCGACACCGTCCACGTCGCGGCGACGACCCCCGACGCGAGGATCGCGTCGGCGACCGGCGCGGTGAGCGTCGGGTCGACGCGGGTGGACGGGACCACGGCCAGCCCGGCGGAGTACGCGGACACCAGACCCCCCGAGTCGGTGACCTTGACTTTGTAGACGTGCGCGACGTCCGCCGCGCCGCCGCCGCCGACCCACTGCGCGGCGGTCAACGTCAGCGCGGACGTGCTGGACGTGTTGAACGTCTCGGCGAGTTGCCACGTCGAGTCCGACGTCCGCCACCACTGGACGGCCGCGACCCCGATCTGCCGTTGCAGGGCGTACGTCTGCTGCGTGTCGGCCTTGTTCGCGTCGATGAAGTTCCAGTCCAGCAGCAACGTCGACGCGACGTCGAACGCGGCCCCGTTCGTGTCGGGGGTGCCCGCCTTCCCCGTCACCCACGTCGGCGCCGACGGCGCGTAGTTCACGGCCAGCGCGTACGTGGAGATCGTGTAGGGGCTGCTGGCGCCGGACTGCTGGTACACGTCGTACTGGTTGGTACCGTGCGTGGACCGACGGATCCCCCACTCGGAGGTGACCGGCGCGACCGCGTTCGCCTGCGTCCACGTCCCCCACGTCGCGGTGGCCCGGATGAAGTCGACGTAGTAGACGGTCCCGCCGCCGACACCCACCCCGAAGATCCGCAGGTCCTGGGTGACGTGGTTGTACGACATCATGTTCGCGTTGATCGTGGTGGTGAGGTTCGGGTGGGTGGGGCTGGTGCGCTTCGCGACGTTCTTCGTGTTCCCCGCGTCCCGCTCGAAGACGTCCATCTTCGTGGTGTCGGTGGGGTTCGTCGACATGATGACGAACCGTTTCCCGTCCCACCGGGCGGGGAGGTCCCGGGAACTGGTCCGTGACACGGCGACGGTCGGCGCGGTCGTCGGCGACGCCCACCCCGTCTTGTACCCCTGCCACGTCAGCTTCAGGGCGTACGCCACCCCGTGGACCTGGTACGCGATCCATACGTTCGGGGTCTTCGTGGTGTACCCGTCGCCGTTGTGCTCCACGTCGCAGCACACCGTCAGGCCGCCTGTGTCGTCGCCGCTGACCCGGTACGAGCGGGTCGACCGGATCAGGCCGTCGTTCTTGCGGGTCGTGAGGACCGCGTCGTTCCTGATCGACAGGCCGTGCACGTAGACCCCGGACCCGCCCGACGACCGGAACGCCGACGGGATCACCACCGCGAACGACCCGTCCGGGTTCTTGTACGGGTAGATCGAACACGAGTGCCAGTAGCCCCGGGCGACGCCACCGTTCGCCGTCGCCGCGACCTGGACCTCACCGGTCGCGAGCGAGGCGCTGCCGGACCGGATGTCGATCCGCTTGTAGTAGATCCGGTCCTGGCTGGACTCGTTCGTCAGGTACGTCAGGTGGATGTGGTCACCGGCCTGGTCGATGCGGGCCTCACCCACGTCATACAACCCGGTCCGGGTGAACGACCCCTGTGAACCCCACGTCGCGCCGTTGTCCGTCGACCGGTACACGGAAACCTGGGTGTCGGTGCTACGGAACAGGACCCACAGGTGCCCGGTGTCGGGGGCCCGCTCCAGGAACGACATGGGTGGGAACCCGAACGCGCCAGCACTCGTCGACGTCGTCACCGTTGGCATTACGTCACCACTTCCTGGACCCGCAGGTGAACCCCGTCGTTGGCGTCCATGTTGAGCGTGCCCGTCCCCGACACCCGGCGCCACCGGCCGGTGACCGCGTACCCGCCGCCGACGAGCGCGGCCGTGGTCGTCCAGCCACCGATTTCCCGGTGGTCGCCCGCCGCGTTGATGGCCCGTTTGCAGATCACCTCGTCGTACGCCACGGTCCCGTCGACGCTCGCGACGTACGCCCCCAGCTCCACGACCGTGCCCGTGACCGTGGATGTGAGGGACAGGTCGATGGAGATCCGGAACAGGGTGTAATCCCGGACCTTGATCGGTGACGCCGTCGGTGATGAGGGCATGTCGACGAACGTCGCCGAGGTGGTCCCCGAGGACGTGCCGTACTGGAGTCGCAGCGACGCGTCCGCCAGGGTCCGGAGCCGGTAGTTGCCGGTGACGATCCATTCACCCTCGTACCGGATCACCCCGACCCGGTCGCCCTCGTCGACGATGACGGACTCGAAGCATTTGACCTCCTGCGCGGTACCGCCGCTGCCGTCGAAGATGACGGTCACCGCGTACATGCCGGGGTCACCGGCCAGCGCCCCCGTGGACCGCCATTGCACGGTCCCCATCTTCGCGGGCGCGTCCCGGGCGGTCCGGGAGTCGATGAGGCCCAGCAGACCCTCCGAGTACCCGGCCATTACTCGACGACCGTCCATTCGTGTTGCACGTCGGACCCGTCGAGGTTCATCGTCCACGACGTCCCCATGACCTCCAGGGACGTCCCGAGGATGGGGTCCGACACCGAGTACCGGTCCATGTGCCAGATGAGCGGCAGCGGTGCGGTCTCGATCGAGATGGTCGTCGGGATCGACATGTCGCCGTCGATGACCCGTTTCGCGTACGCGATCAGGGCGGCATGGTCGGCGACGTCGACACCCTCCGGCGGTTTCGTGATGACCCGCCCGCCCCGGGCCTCGACGGAGGTGTCCCCCTTCGACTCGTTGGTGTACTCGTACCGGCCGTTCCCGTCGACGGGTTGCGTCTCCGTCACGTTCGACTGGTAGAACACCCACCGGTTGGGGGCGTCGTAGAAGTCGCGGGACCGTTTGCGCCGCTGCGTCAGCAAGGTGTTGGCGACCTCGGCGGACAGGAACCATTCGGGGGAGCGGTCGCCGGGGGTGTCGTACGAGCGGCACTGAAACGTCCCGTTCCAGTCCGTCCAGATCCCCTGGTACCCGACGGCGGCGAGACAGTCGTTCACGACCTGGAGCCAGGTCGGGTTCTCGTCCAGGTTGTAGACCTTCGTCGACGCGACCGTCGACGACAACCGGTCCGGGTCGATGTGGTACCGGGCGATGCCCCGCTCCTGGAGGATCTGCTCCACCCGGTCCAGGTACAGCGTCCCCTTCGCGATGGAGTAGTCGTCGCCGATCGCGTCGTCGAGGATGGACAGTACGTCGTACCCGGTGACGTCGTACTGCGGTGGGATCTCCGACAGGTCTTCCTCGGGGGAGTCGACGAAGTAGGCGCCCTGGTAGAACCGCATCGTCGTCAGTCCGGATGTGGGGCTCGTCGGGCCGGTCATCGTCATGTACGGCCGGACGATGCTGTTGCCCCAGGACAGCGGCGACGACAGGGTCAGGCTCGCGGACGCGTGGAGGTTCGCGTAGTTGGAGCGGGTCACGGTCGCGGCGGACATCCACTGGGACAGGTCATCTTCGACGGTCATGGTGTCGAGGCCGCCGAGCAGTTCGAGGCCCATGTCGGTGTCGAAGCTGGACGAGTTCTCGATCAGGTACGCGACTTCGGCCTCCGAGTACCCGGCGCGGGGGCCGTCGGTGGGTGGCTGCACTCAGACCCCCTCGACGACGTCCACGGCCTGGAGGGTGATCTCCGCCGTGTAGGTGGCGTTCTGCCAGAGCTGCGCCATGTTCTCGCCGACGGTGACGCCGAAGAACGTGCCGTACATGGATTGGCCCCGGTGGTCGCGGGCGAGGACGGTGACCCCGGCTTCCATCCACGTTTTCAGGGTTTCGACCTGGGTGGCGGTGAGTTCCATGAGCTGGAACTTCCACTGCCCGGACGCGCCGAGGCTGCCGACGGCTCGTTGCCGCCCACCGGCGTAGGTGCGGATCTCACCTTTCACCGCGTAGTCCTGCGGCCGGTCCGGCGACGACTGCGCGCCAAGCATCTCCGTGGTCACGACGTTCGTGAGCCAGAGTTTGGTCAATTGGAGCTGGATGTGGACCACCTCCGGATCATGACGAGGACCCTACTCGGCTGACGAATCATCATCGTCCGGGCCTCCGCCCTGCCTGCCGCGCCGCCGCCCGGGTCGCGGGGACGGTGCCGAGCAGCGCGCGGCCGAGGACCCCGCCGATCGCGTCGGCCAGTGCCGCTATGTCGTCGGGGTGCATCCGCGCGCCGCCGCCGGGCCCACCGGTGGGGGGCTTCGGGGTGACCAGCGGCTCGGGGCGGCCGAGGCCGTTATAGATCAGGTTCTGCCCGGGGGCGAGGGTGACGTTGCCGAAGTCGGCCTGCGCGACCTTCGCGATCTTCTGGAGTTCGACGAGGCCACCAGCCGCGCGGGCCGCGCCGATGTACGCGAAGTCGGTCACCTTGTCGGCCGCCGGGCCCACCCGGACACCTCGGGAACCGGTGCTGGAGAACGGCATCCCGCCGATGGAACCTGCCATGTGGCCGACGTTCGCGGACGCGCCGCGCTGCCCGGGGTGCGCCCACCCGGCGACGAGGGGACCCACCCGGCGGCCCTGCGCGAACCACGGCCCGGGGAGGCTACCCGTGGAGAACGTGTGCGAGTACGGGTTCTTGCCCTTCATGACGTTGTACGCCGCCGACACGATGCCGGAGCAGTCGTACGACCCGGGGCCCGCGTTCGCCCACCCGTACGGCTTCCCGGCCTGCGCGCGGACGAACGACTGCGCCTTACCGACGTTGCCGGTCGCGGTCCCGCCGCCGAACCCGCCGCCGCCGGACAGGAACCCGGTAAGGCCACTGATGAGTTTGTGGCCCATGCCGACGAGCACGTCACGGACGAGTCCACCGCCGGGGATCTGCCGGATCATCGCCTCGACGGGTGCCTTGATGAGTTTCGCCGGGTCACTGATGGCGCCCCACACGTCGGACAGGAACCCGACGAGGCCACCCTTCGCGAACGCGTAGCCCTCGGAGCCGTCCCCCGCCCGGTCCACCGGCCGACGGCCGAGACGCCGGGTGATCGCCGCCGGTCCGCCCTTCATCCCGTCGTTGATCCAGCGGAGCAGGGGGAGCGCCTTCGCGGTGTCGCGGGCGTTGACGATGAACTCACCCGTCGCGACGCTGATACTCGACACGGCGCGCCCGGCGGCGTCTTTCAGCCACGCGACCCGGTTGTCCTTCGACGACGGGGGCCCTGGGATCTGGCCGCCCTCGGCGAACCCGCCGACCGTGGGGACGGCCTTCACACCGAACACGCTGGAGATCTTGTTAAATCCGGTGATGAACGGGTTGACGACCCGGTTGACGACGAAGGCCACCGGAACGCGGGCGGCCTCCTGGACGCCTTTCCAGTACCGCTGGATCGCTGACACACCCGACTTGAAGCCGTCCGGGAGGGTCTTCGTGACGAAGTTCCGCAGGCCCTGGAACACCTTGATGACGAGGGCGACCTGACCACTGATGACCGATCGGGCGGTCGTCCACACGGACTGCGCGATCCGCAGGAACAGCCGGAAGTGCGTCATCAGGAAGTCGAGATACTTGCGGAACAGCGGCCAAAGGGTGTTCTGGAACCACGAGCCGACGGCGGAGATTGCTGTCTTGATGCCCTTCCACGCGGCGTCGACGACCCGCCGTACCGTCTGGTTGCGCTGGTACAGGATGACGAGGACGCCGACCAACAGCATGATGATCGTGATGACGACGCCGATGGGGTTCGCGCGCATGGCCGCGTTCACGGCGAGGACCGCGATCCGGACGCCCTTCATCACCGCCGTGGCACCGGCCGTCACTGCTGCCCACGTCGCCGTGGCCGCCGCTGACGCCTTCGTGACGGCCGTTGACGCCAGGGTCGCGGCGCGGTGGCCCAGGGTCGCCGCCGTGGATCCGAGGGTCGCGACGCGAGCGGCGACCGCCGCCGCCGTGCTGCGCGCCCACGCACCGGCCTCGATCGCTTTCACGCCGATCCAGGTACCGATCGTGGAACGGGACAGCAGCATCGCCGCCGTGTGCGCCTTCACCGGCAGGGTGGCCAGCCACACGACGGCCGTCCAACCGGCCTGCGCGACTTTCGCGACCCCCATCGCGATGGCCCACGTCCGGGTGGCGACGGACGCGACGATCACGGCGAGGCGGTACGCCTGGAACGCGACGACCGCGCCGAGGACGTACGGGGCGAGCGACCGGACGGTGTCCTGGTTGCGTTCCAGCCACCCCGTCAGGGAAATGATAGACGGCAGCAACGCCGTCAGGACCTGGACCGCGAGCATCGTCATCGCGGGCAGCAGCGGCGCGAGCGCGGCGACGAGGCGGCCCGCGATGACGGCGAGTTGCGACAGCAGCGGCGCCGCGATGCGGATGGACTCACCGATCGCGACGAGCGCCCCACCGAGGCCGGTCCGTAGCCCCTCACCCATGCTGGCGAGGACACCGAACCCGGACTGCAAGGTCTTGACCCCGCTGGCTGAGGTGACGAACTCGCGGGCCTCCGCCGTCAGACCCTTGATGGTCCGCAACAGGTTGCCGCCGCTGATGTTCGACTGGGTGTAGACGACGCCGACGATCGCGCCGAGGTCACCGAAGATGGCGCCCAGCTCTTTGATCGTGTCGATGGCGTTGCGGTAGATCTGCATGATCTGGCCGGACTTCGACGCCTGCGTCAGCCACTTCCCGACGGACGTCGCGACGCCGGTGAACCCGGACGCCATCTTCGGCAGCTCCGGCACCGTCGCCCGGATCAGGTTCGAGAACCCGACCACGAGTGGGTCGATCCCGCCGCGCAGCTCGACCGCCGCGAGCCGGGTGTTCCTGAAGACGTCCCGGACCGCGTTGAAGACGACGGATTTGCGGGCGGTTTGCGCGACCTGCTCGCCGAGCCCACCGAGCGGGCCTGCCGTGTTCGCCATCTCCCGGCGAAGCATCGGGAAGTACCGTTCGGCGAGGGGACGGATCTCGTCCTGGAGCGGGGCGAAGAACCGTTGAGCCACCGACGCCCGCAGCTCAGCGATCCGGGGTTTCAACGCGATGATGGACCGGGCGAAACGCTGCGCAGACGGCGGCAGCGCATCCATCGCCTTTTTGGCCTGCTTCGCGGTACCGGTGAAGTCCTTCGTGATCGCGTCGCCGACACCGGCGGTGGCGACCTTCACGACCGCCGCCGCCGCCTGGATCCCGATCAGGGCCGCCGGGAGGGCCACGGCGGCACCCGCCGCCGGGATGAGCGCGGCGGTGAGCTGGACGATCCCAGGGGTGACCGTCGCGACGGCGGCACCCGCAAGGGTCATCTTCGCGGCCATCGTCGCGACAACCCGGGCGAAGGTCCCGCCGCCGCCGTCGAAGCCCTTCGCGAACGCGGTCGCCCCGCCGCGCCCGGCCTTGTCCATCGCGACTTGGAGCCGGGACGAGAACCCCCGCCCGGTCTCGTCCCCGGCCTGCTCCCCGGCCTTGCGGGCACCGGCCCGGACACCGGCGGACGTCCCAGAGAAGTCGGGGCGGACGATGAGGGCGGCCTCAGCGACGGTCTGAACGGCCACCCTCTACCGCCTCCCTCCCGCGATCAGTTCCTCCAGGCCCGGGTCCCCGGATCTGTTCACCTCCGGTGGAGGGTCGTTCAGCCACTGGTCGAACTCGTCGACCGCCACGTGTGGTGGCGCGATCTTCGTCGAGTCCTCCACGTGCGGCGCCAGTTGCATCTCCGCCAAGGCCCGCGCCACGATCTCTTCCCGCTGGATGGCGTACGACAGGTCACACACCTCGGCGAGGGTCAGGCCGTAGCGGGCTCCAACGGACGTCCGGCGTCGAGGTCGATCCCCTGCGCCTTCGCCGCCACGGCGAGCTGTGCCGCTATCGCCGCGTTGACCGGCAGCGGGTTGCCGTCCTCGTCGGTCCGGTTCTGGATCCGTTCGATGTGTTGGAGGAACGCTGCCCGCCGGTCGGACGGGGGTCCGGCCGGAGTCGATGAGGCGGGCGGCGAGGACGGACTGGTTGCGGGCTGCCCACCCGAGGAGTCGGACGGCCCGCCAGTAGGGTTTGCGGTGATCCCGTCGAGGATCTTCCAGCACGTCACCATGATGTCGGCGGTCCCCTGGTTGTTGGCTTTGATGAGCCGCCAGAACTCGTCGAAGTCGTCCGGGTGGACATGCGCCCGCGCGTATTTCTTCGTCATCGTCATGGACCGGATGTCCGTCATCTTGACGTTGTCGGCTTCCTCCAACAGGTCGATGACCTCCAGTTCAGTGAGGTCGGGGTTGACCCGCAGCGTCCGGCCGAAGAACCCGAACGTCGCCGTGACCTTCCCGTGACTCTCCCCGCCGATCTCCCCGATGGTGATGTTCTCGCCGCCCCGGACGATCCGGAGGTCCGGGCCGCCCCGACCGTTGACGCTGCTGGTGTCGCCGAGGTGGGCGGCGGGACGGCCGCCACCGCCACCGCCGTTCCTGCGTTTCCTGCTCACGTGTGCCCCTTCCGGAGGTGGGTCAGCTACCGAGCCGGGTCGGACCGGCGGCGAAGACCTCGAAGATGTTGCCCGACGCGTCGATCTCGAAGCGGAAGTCACAGGGGATGACGGCGTAGTCGGGGGCTTTCTTGAACGCCGATTCCATCTCGTTGACCTGGACCGTCTGGTACATGAAGATCCGCATCGTCCCGTCGAGGGACTGCCACAGCAGCGCGGCCCGGGTCTCCGAACCGACGACCGGGGGCACCCACTTACTGATCAGGGTCGCGCCCGTGCCGGACACTGCGGTCAACGAGCCACCGTTCAGGGCCCGCTGAAGGTTCTTCAGGGTGTAGTCGGCCAGGTTGAACGACATGGACCCCTGCCGGGCCGTGGTGCGCCACTTCACCGGGTCCGCGAACTCGGCCACGTTGATGGCCTCGATCGACTGGCTGTACGAGAACGTGTGCCCGGCCTCGGTCGCGCCGATCTCGTACCACGTCACCGACGGCGCGTCGGTGAACATGGAACCAGCGGCCGTGCCGCCGCCCACGGGGAACAACGTGTTCGCGGGGGCGTGCCACATGAACCCGGGGTCGAGCATCAGATACGGGGTTGCGACGGTAGGCACCGGTCAGTCCTCCTTCGTGCCGGAGGTCCGGCTGCCCTTGGTGGAGCTCTTCGCGGTGGATGCCTTACCACCGCTCGTCTTGTCGTCGTCGGCGTCCCGGTTGGACACGTCGACGTCGCCGATCTTCTCGGCCTGCATGTCGACGGCGCGCTGCCGTTCGTCGCTGCCGTCACCGGGCCGGGTCTCGTCCCCGGCCTCGCCGCGCTTACGGGCGTCGTCGATCGCCGCCGCCCCGCCCCGGGGGTCCAGGGCTGACGGGTGCAACTCCCCCGCCGAGGCGAGCCGCCGACGGCCGCTCAGGTGCGGGTTCGCCGCCAGGAACGACTCGTCGTCCTCGAAGACCTTCCCGAGGCGCGCCATGTCGGGGGTAGCGACCCGGTTGACCTGTTCCCGCTCGACGAGCTGGAACCGGATCACATGCTCCAATGGCACCTGTTGCCCGCTGGAGAACGTGTGCGCGTTCCCGATGTAGATGTCCCCGTCGGCCACGTACTGGCCGTACGCCTCGCGCTGCGCGGCCTGCCGCAGCTCCCAGGTTCGGATCACGGACGGGTCCGCCGCGACCGCCGCCCCGCTCGGGAGACCGGCCGGGCCCGCGCCGCTGGCACTCAGGGAGCGCTGAAGCTCCATCAGTTCTCGATCGGCGTCGCTCAGTGCCACCGTCGATCCCTCCTTCTCAGACGTAACGGACCCGCATGATTGCGGGCTCCGCGAACTGGCGACGGCTGTTGAGAATGCCCATGTAGTAGTGCCGGGTGTCCCAACTCGCCGTGCCGTACCAGCCGTCCGGGCCCATGTGGACCTGACCCCGGATCGATGCCCTGCCCGCGCCGGACCGGACGGGGGCGCCGGAACGCATCCCCTCCGCCACCTCGTCGACGGCGCGTCGCAGGTAGCTGTGCAGTTCGGGGCCCCGGGCTATCTCCCGGATCGACCCCTCGAAGACGGTGACGTCGACGTCGACTCTGGTGGCCATCAGAACGTGATCACCTCAGCCGTGAAGATGAGGACCGCATTCGCCGTCACCGACGGCTCCGGCGACGGGGCCAGCGCGGTTGGGTCCTGCCTGCCGCCCGACAGGTAGATCCGGCCCTGCTCGAACAGCGGTGTCGCGAGGATCGCCGTCGCGACGGCGGACAGGGTGTCGCCGAGGGTCCGGTCCACCACTTCGACGTCCTCACCGGGTTCGTACACCCGGACCCGGATCTCGAACGGGATCGTCTCGATCTGCCCCGTCGACACGATGTTCGACCACGCCCCACGCCCGGACTCCCCGGTGATCTCCCGGCGGGAGAACGACAACGGGGTGCCGAACACACAGATCGGGTCCGGTTCGGCGGGGAGGTAATGCTCCACCTGGATCGGCCGGTCCGGCGTCGACACCAGCAGCTCGGCCCCCATCGGCGGGGACTGCGTACCGGCGGCGATGGACTTGATCCGGGCGATCGCCGACCGCTTCAGGGGCCACGCCATGATGATCGTCATGTGATCACCCGAACCCGGGGCGCGGCGACGGGTGCCGGTCCAGGGCGGCGTCCACCTCGGGGATGCCGGTGGTCCGCGCGGTCGCGACGGCCAGGGTCACGAGACCCATCTCCGTCGTCGCGATCCGCTCCGCCCGGTCCGGGAGCGGTGACTGGGACGTCAGCAGCATCGACTTCATCCTCAGCTTCGACACCCGGGCGATGTCCGTCGGTGGGCGGTCCATGCCGTGCTCGTACTCCACGACGACGTTGCCGACACCGCGCGGCCAGATCCCGTCATGGCGCAGCAGCCCCAGCATGTCCGGGCCGAACCCGGCCACCGTCGCCGGTGCGTAGCCGACCCCGGCGACGGTCACCGACAGGACCCGGCGCAGGCGCGGCCACCTCAGTTTGATGACGTTCGTGCCGGTCCCGGACAGGACCTCCCGGCAGTACCGGGGGACGAAAGCCTGCTCACAGATCGCCTCGAACTCGTCTTCGACCTCAATGCGGCGGTCCACCAGGTCCTGCGTGGTGAAGCGGGCGGTGTCCTTGAACTTCGGGTCGATCCCCCGGGCCTCCGACAGGCCGAAATAGAAACCCCCGACGACCTGAATGACGTCACGGTCGAGGACGATCGCGTCGCCCCCGACCGTGGCGCTCCACGCCAGATCCAGTTCCGCGAGGTCGTCGGACCCCTGCCACGTGAACGTGTACCCGTGGTCGGCGTCCGGCGCCGGGATGCTGGCCGTCTGCACGACGGTGCCGTCCGGCTTCGCCACGGCCACGCCGACGGCCCCCGTCGCGTCGGTCGCTACCTCGTCGAGGTAGAGCGTCCGCGTGAGGGTCGCCTTCGCTGTGCGCAGCACCCGGAACAGCATGGGTCAGTTCGCCTTCGTCCCGGTCTTCGTCGGGGGCTTCGCGCTGCCGCCCTTGCCGCCGGTGACGTTCCCGCCGGTGCTGGCGGCCTGGCTGTCCGGCCGGTCCTGCGGGGTGTTCTTCGTACCCGGGTCCGGGTTCGCCGGGGCCGACCCGACGGACGCGTCCATACCCCGGTCGGTGGTGTCGGTGCCCGTCGAGCTCGCGGACTTGCCGACACCCTCGGCTGCGCCCGGCCGTAGACCACCGGTCTGCCCGGTGGACGAGGCGCCCTCCTGGACGACGTCGGCCCGGCTCCGGCGGCTCTGCGGGCCGCTACCGCGCCGCTGGCCCGCCGCCCGACGGGCCGCGCCCGCCGCCTGGTTCTCCTGCACCATGGCCTCCCTGATCTGGTCGACGACGGCCGCTGACGGGTCATCGACGGTGCCGCCGCCGACCCCCGCGACGATCGCGCCGCCCTGCTTCGCCGCCCGGCGGGCGGCGTGATAGTCACCGGACAGTGGCGAACCCACATACCCGGCCTCCTGGTACCCGGCGACCCGCTCCGCTTCGGCCTCGTCCATCAGGGTCCGCAGCTCCCGGTCCCCCTCGGTGAAGGTGCTGTGCGCGACGAGGCGCTCCCCGTCGGCGGTCGCTTCGACCTTGTCCTCATGCGCCTTGTCGGCGGCGTCCTGCGTCATTGCTTCACTCCTGCCATTCGCACGATCCCGAAGCCGAGCGGTTTCCCGGCCTTCGCTATGACCTCGTCGGTCCATTCCGGGCCACCCGCGCGGATCTCAGCCCACACCCGGGCCACATCCGGCTCGCCCGCACACACGATGTCGTGGAGCAGCACGAGGCCGCCGTCCCGGACGAGGGGGGCATACATCAACCAGTCCTGCCGGGCCCCGTCGTAGGTGTGGTCCCCGTCGATGAACAGCACATCCACGGGCCTGCCGCCGAGCTGGTCCTTCAGCCGCTGCAACGTGATCCGGTCGTGACTGTCGCCCTCCAGGACCACCGCGCCGTGGTCGTACTCCGGCAACCCGAAGTGATCCATTGTCACGCCGAACACCAACGGCTCCGTGGGGAGCTGACTCCACGCGTAGAGGGTGCCGCCCCACGCCGACCCGATCTCCACGACGACGCGGACGTCTTCGTGCGCGACCCGGTACAGGACCTCGGCCAGTTCGGCGACGTTCTGCCACGCCCGGTAGTCGTGGTGGGCCGTGTAGGCGACGTTCCACATGTCCGCCCGGAGCTGCTCCTCGACGGTGTAGAGCTTCACCGGATCACCTCCGAGATCGCGTAGTGAAGGTGGACCGGCCGGACCGACCAGTCGATCTCGGCGGGCCCCTGCTCCTTCGTGGTCCACCCCGCGAACCCGGTGTCGTCGAAGCGCACCGACCCATCGTCCAGTTCGGCCCGCCACCGGTCCTCGAACGCGCGCAGCAGCTTCCCCGGCAGGTACACCATCCCGAACCCGTACAGGTCACAGGTCGGTGCGCCCGTCGGGACGTGCTCCATCGCAGGGCCCACGTAACGGCGCATGTTCCACACCGGCTCCCGCAGGTGCCGACGGCCGTCACCGACGTCGACGCGCTGCGGACCGACGAGCACACGGTCCGGCGCCTGCCGGGCCCGGGTCGCGAACCGCTCCAGGTCCTCCCGGCTGACCGCCATGTCCCAGTCCAGGTGGATCAGATCGTCGCCCACCGCGACGAGACCCCTATACGAGTAGCCGGTGTTCAGCACCCGCTCGGCGTCGTCGACGATGTAGTTCCGCCCCTCAGGGGTCGGGTCCGGAAACGATCGGATCAGTCGCATCAGAAGACAGTCACCTTCGCCGTGGTCGTGACGTTCGTGTTCGCCGAGTAGACGAGCCGCAGACCCCGCCACGGGATGTTCGCGGGCAGGATGAGCCGCCGCGTCCCCGCCGTGGTGATGACGAGCGCCGCGACCGCCCACGTACTGGGTGTGGCTATGTCCGCGTAGGGGACGTTCCACCAGCCGACGTCGTCCGCTGTGCCTTGAACGTCGACCGTCACCGTCGGGGTCGCCCCGACCGTCGTGGTGATCTCCAGTAGGCACGCCTCCAGGCCACCGAGGCGATCCAGCGTGTCCGTCGAGTTGCCGTTGCCCGTCTGCGCGGTGGAGAGCAGGACGGAGTCCGGCATCCCACCCGCGCCGATGGCCTGGAGCTTCGCCATGTCAGCCGCCTATCAGAACGACGGACTGACGAGGCCGGTACCGGCGATCTTCTGCTGCGCGTTCGTGTACCGGCGGAAGCTGTACGCGAAGTACCCGTACATGACGAGCCGGACCGCGAGCTGGTGCGCCAGGGGCTGCTCCGCGCGGATGAAGACCGGGGCGTTCGGGTCCTCCCACAGGTGACACTCCGACGACGCGACCACGTAAATCTCGTCCTGGTTGGTGCCGACGCCGCCGTTCGTCGCGATGTTGTTGTCGACGATGACCCGCATCCCGTTCGGGAGGGTGCCGCGTACGCCCTGGTTGTAGCCGTTGCCGTTGGCGACACCGCCCTGAGTCGGGGGGATGCCGGGCTGGCCGATGAACGGGTACTGCGAGCCGAGGTAGCTCTGAAGCCAGTACCAGCGCCGGGAGTGCATGATGATGTAGTCGGGGAACGCCATACCCAACAGGGCGCCTTCAGCGTTCGCCATGGCGCCGAGGAACTTGGGCCACAGCTCCGGCACCGTCGGTGTCGTGTCGTCGAACGTGGTCGCCGCCGACACGTTCGTGAGGCCCGTCGTCGCCTGGGTGAGCAGCGTCCCGTCCAGCGACGTCGCGAACCGGCGCATCAGGTCGTCCATGGTGACTTCCTCGACACCGGACCCACGCTCGATGGCCTGGCGGGTCAGGTCGGCGTACCCGGCGGCGGTCTGGACATTCTCCGACAGGAGGGTGTCGTCGATGTCCGCCGTGGGTGCCGCGTTGCCTTCCGTCTGGATCCCCGCCGCCGTGGTGGTCGTGATGCGGGAGATGTTGACGGTCATCCCGTTCTCGGGGAGGTCGTGCTGGTTGCAGATGTCCGCGAACGGCCGCAGGGCCGCGACCGCCGGGGCGTACAGGTCCGTCAGGTACTGCGGGACGACGAGGCCCGCGAAGTTCGACGTGCCGACGTTGGCCCGCTTCTCCAGGTACGCGCCGCGCTCGACGCGCTCCTCACGCATGTGCGCCCGGAGCCGGAACGACGCCTCCTCGTTGTGGGCGTACGACGCGATGACGTCGGCGAGGAACTCGGTGCCCTTGCGGCAGTTGTCGGGGCTGTAGGTCCGCTTCTCCTGCCCGATGCGGGCGACCTCGTCGTACGCGCGGGCCCCGTACTGGGTGCGGGCGACATCCCCGCCGCTGGTGCTCGCGTCGACGGGAGTGCGTTCCCTGAGACCGACGTCGTTCTGAAGTTCGAGGGTCTGGATCCGCTTCGCGGACTCCAGCTTGACCTTGATCCCGTCGATGTCGCTCTCAGCGACCTGACGGTTCTGGAACTCGCGGTTGATCTCCTCCTGCTCCGCAGGGGAGAGGGTGGCGTTGCCCTCACGGCGGGCCGACGACAGGATCTCGACGACCCGCTGCGCTGCGCGCTCTTTGCGCCGGTTGGCGTTCTCCAGTTCCACCTCGATCGAGGTGACCAGACTTTCCAGGCTTTGGCCCATGATTGATCTCCGAGTCAGGAATGGTGACCTGATCGGGTCCGCTGCCGGTATGGACGGCCGCGCACGGTGCCCGTTGGTGCTCAGGTACGGGTGGGTGCGTCTCGGCGTCCGGCAGCTATGGAGGGGCTGGCCGGGTGCTGGCGACGCCGGGTGGGATCCCGCTTACTGAGGGAGCTTGATCCCGATCGACGCCGCTAGTGCCTCGTACGATGCCACGGTAGGCCCTTCAGGGGCCGTGTTGTCAATGACCTTGGTTGCGTCTTGCGGCAGGTCAGGAGTACCGGACCCGACGCCGGGGCCCGCTCCGCCCCGGCCGAGGGCCTCCGCGACCCACTTCTCCGCCGCTGAGATCTCGTCGTCGGTGGACTCCCCGCCGACGGCGCGGGACTCCAGGGCGACGTCCGCGATGCGCGCCGCGCGACCCGGGTCGACGTCCCGGAGGAGCTGCTCGTACGACTCGATCCGGCGGCCGAGCCGGAGGTGGGCCTCCCGGATCGCGCCCGGCGGCAGGCTCTCCAACTCGTCGAGGACCTCAGCGGCGCGGGCGGAGATGTCCGTGTACGGGTTGGCCCCGTAGTTGACGGCGGACACGTCACCGCGCTCCATGTCGTAGCGGCGGATCTCGAAGCGGGTGAAGTCGTCGTTCCACCAACCGTCCGTGATCATGAAGGCGTAAGACATCTCCGTGATCACACCGTCGTCCATGAGCGGGACCAGGTCCTGGACGTACGAGTTCGCCGGGTTGAGGTAGCCGACGTGGTGACCGCCGTTCGTGTCCTCCGACAACTCCAGGGTCCCCCGGTGCTGATTCCACGTGCCGCCGGTCCGGGCCAGCGCCAAGCCGGTGTGATTCACCAGGAAGATACAGTCCGGGCCCTGGCCGATCGTCTCCGTGCCGGAGCCGTCCACGACGGCCTCCTGATACGGGCCGAACGCGTCCCACATCTCATAGCCACGGTTGTAGACCGTGAAGTACCCCTTCGTCCGGTGCATCTGCCTGCCGCGCAGCTCGACCATGTCGTGGACGATGTCCCCACCGGCCGGGGACCGGCGGGACTGCACGGTGATCCCGGCGGGAGCCGAACGGGTCATCATCCGCCGGTCGAACGCGCGGCGGCGGAGCTGCGCCGCGTCACGGACCTCGGACGGCACCCCACCCCGAGCGGTCCTGGTCGTCGTCACAGGTGCCGCCTTCCTGATCATCGGTTCGGGAAGGACCGGGGTGGTCGGTTGCGCCGCACGGCCCTGGTAGCGGAACGCCTGGAGGCTGTGTCGTTTGCGCATCCGCTCCGCCATGTCAGCGTCCGGGACCGGCGCCGGGCCGCGCAGGGTCTCCGCCCGGTCCGCGAGGCCGATCTGAACGGCCTCGTCGCCGTAAAACCAGGTCTCCTCGTCCATGAGCTGCTGCCACTGCTCCCGGGTCGCCCCGGACCGCTGCGCGTACAGGTCGGCGATGTTGTCGGACTGCCGCTCCAGCCACGTCGCGACCTGGCGCAGCATCGTCGGCTGGCCGTCGGCGGTCGTCGACGCGTTGTGTGTCATCACCTCGCCGCCGGGCTCCACGACGATCTCGTCCGCACCCAGCATCACCACGGAGGCCGCGCTCGCCGCGATCCCGTCGATGTGCGCGACGACCCGTGACGGGTGCTGCCGCAGCGTGTTCATGATGGCGAGCGCGTCGAACACCGACCCGCCCGGCGAGTTGATCCGCAGGTGGATCGTGTCGACGTCGAGGTCCGCGAGGTCGGCGGCGAACGTCTTCGCGTTCACCCCGAGACTCCCGCCGATCTTGTCGTAGATGTAGACGTTCGCCGCCGTGCCGCCGCCCGGCACCCGGTCCGGGGTGGCCGCGCGCATCTCGTACCAGCGCAGCCGCATCGCGCGCAGCTCCGTGATCGGGACGTCGTCCGTAACCGCCTGCTCGATGACCCGGTTCGCCGTCGAATCGACTAGATCCGCCAGCCGACGCCGGTGAAGTGAATCCGCCATGCCTTCGCCTCTCTCATGCCGCCGTCAGCTCCGCCATCTTCTCGACGCGGTGAGCGAACTCGGAGATCTCCCGTAGCTCCGGCGACCACGTCGCCTCGGCGGGGATCGCCGGTGTGTTCGTCTCGTCGCCCTGTCCGGGCGAGCTTTGGCCGGGAGCTGGAGCCGGTTCGGGCTTCGGGCCCTTACCGATCTGCGGCGCACCGTAGATCTCCACCATCTCGGCCTTGTCGGCAGCGCTGAGGGGTTCGAAGTTGTCGAGCTTGCGCGCCTCAGCGTTCGTGACCTGCCACGTCTCCAACCGTGAGCGGAGGACGTCCTGGCGGGTCTTCGGGTCCATGCGCAACAGCGCGTCGGTGTTGAACTTCACGTAACGCGGCATCGGGAGGAACTTCGACAGGTTCTTCTCCCGCCGGATCACAGCCGGGGCAAGGTGCATGATCAGGAACTGGAGGTTCGCCTGGGTGACGTTCGCGTACGTCACCGACTGGCCTGACACCGCGCCGTGGACCATCTCCGGCGGCGTCGACAGGAACCGGCACACCTCGGCGATGCCGTACCGGCGGCCCTCCAGCCACTCCATGCCCGCCGTCTCCGCCTGGATCATGTTGTATTCCCAGTCACGGCCCGTGACCATCAGGTCGCCGTTACCGACGGTGTCCTGATACCACTGTTTCGCCGCCGTCCGCTCCTCATCCTGGAGCGACTTGCGGGTGTTCTGCATCCACGCCTTCGGGATGCCGCCGCCCTGGAACCAGTCCAAGCCGTACTGCTGGAGGGACAGGTACTCGCCGACGGACGCCGCCGCCATGATGAGCGGGGACAGGCCCACCGGGGAGCCCGACATCCGGTACTGCCGTTCGTGGTAGACCTCGTTCGGGTTGTAGAACTTCCCGTCGATGCGGTATTGCTTCTTCCCCTTGTGCACCACGATGGAGCAGCCCCGGGTGTCCGCCAGTTCGATCATCGAGGGGAGGCCGTCGGGGTAGTAGCGGGTGGAGATCGCGTTGCGTTCCCGGATGATCCCGATCGCGTTGCCGGTGGAGTCGAGGTCCCGCTGGCTGGCCCACATCCAGTCGACGAAGTCCCACTCCACCCCACCCGGGTCGACCATGACGGGCGGTTTCGGCATCTCGATGGCGATGCCCTCGAAGTCGCGGTACACGTCGGCGGGGAACGTCGACAACAGGTCCGCCCGCAGGCGCAGACACGCCCAGTACGCCGAGTGGGTCATGGCTTTCGACTCGGTCACCTGGACTGTCCCGTGCCGTCCCGCGCCCCCACGGCCGGGGATGGTGACTCCGGCCAGGGTCTCGGAGGCCCCGGAGATGCCGGTGAACGCCCGCGTCGCGCGGGGGCGGGTGTACGCCCTCGACCACTGGCTCATGACTCAGCACCCGGTCCCTTCGTGTGGAGGTTGCCCGCCGACGTCGGCCCCGGAGGGCCCTTCGGCGGTGGGGCGGGCTCGGCCTCGGGGAGTAGCTGGGGCCGACGGGCGAAGTCGGTGACGCTCACCAGGACGGCCAGCGCGAAACCCCCGGCGCACAGCGCCCACGGGCCGAGGTGCGACCACAGGCCCCAGGTCAGGCCGACGACCATCGCCAGGATCGCGACGTTGGAGAGCAGCGTCGACACGTGCTCTTTCACCGTCTCGGCGGGTTCGACCTCGACCAGCTCGGTAGCGGGCGTCATCTCGGCGGGGATACGGCCGACCGTCGGTGACGTCATGTCGTCAACATGGAGAGGATCGACACCGGCGGCGGGGGGAGATAGATCGGGGCGAGGCCATATCCGACCCGGACCCGGGCCGCGTCACTGGCGAACAGCCCCACCGAGGGAGGTAGTGATGTCATAGGCGCCGCCCATCCACTCCTCAGCCTCACCCGCAGCTCGCGCCAGAGTGACCGAGTACAGAGGGGAGACGTCGATAGCGGACCCCGCCCGGTGCCACCGCCACCGGTCCCCCTGGTAGTGCCGGACCGCGCCGCCGACGGCCGCTGTGAGCTCCTCCTGGCCGATGTGACGCACACGGCGAAGGGTCGCCGCCTCGGCCTCGGGATCATCGTCATCGTGCTCCCCTGTCTCGTTGTAGAGCTGCGCGCACGCCGCCGCGACCTCGGCCGAGTTCAGGCCCTGTTCGTGGTTCCCGGCGATGGTGATGTCCAGCCGCTGCTCCTCCGCCGCACGCTGCAACGGTCGCACAATGCCCGCTAACGGACCGTTGCGGTCGATGCCGACCGCGCACACGGGTTGTGACCTGCATATGGACAGGATCGCCTCTACGAGCCAGTTGACGCCAGCCCTGCGATCAATTAGCTCCAGGTGGATGTCCCCGCCGTCGGTGCACTGCGCGGCCATCCCCAGCGACGCAACGGTCAGTTCCGGGTTCGAGTCGACCCCGATCGCGATGGGTTCCTGATACCGGCCCGGGTGCCACAGGTCCGCCCACGTCTGCTCCGAGATGACGCTCCACATGGGTAGCGCGCCGGTCGGTGGCCAGCCCAGATACTCCGCGCAGAAGTCGATCAGGTCGAGGTCGTCGAAGTCCGACTGGACGTTCTTCAACGGCACCGTGTACCCCAGGGCGGGCATACAGTTCCACCACGTGTCCGGGTCCGACGGCGCCGCGTCCGGCGGCGCCGACCACTCGAAGTACGCCGAACCGTGCCGCAGGTCCGCTTCGACCTTCGCGCGCCCGGCGGACATCTTCTGCCGCATGTACGCCCACTTCTCCGGCGCCACCCGCGACAGGCCCGGGACCATGCTGGCCCGGACCAACTGCCGCCACGGCCGGGTCAGCATCGTCGGGCGCATCCCGATCTCCGTCCCGCCGTCCGTCTGCGCCCACATCTCATCGATGACGCCGAGGTCGAGCTGGTCACCGGTACCGGCGGACTTCCCCGTCGTCGAACCCGGCACCCACACGGACCCGTTGCGCCAGAACATGGCCTCAGCGGCGAGCCGGAGCCGGGGCGGCTTCGACCACAGCGCCCGCATCGGGGACTCTTTGATCCGCTCGACGTGGACGTCCCGCCACTTCTGCCGGGCGTCCTCCGCCCGCTGCGCCGTGTACATGACTTTCTGTGGTCCCGGCTCGGGGACGTCGATGCCGAACTCCCGCCGCGCGAACTCGACGACCTCATGTCCGAGGCCGGTGCACCTCCACGCCATCAGGGGCAACAGGAACTCGGTCTTCCCGGTGACCTGCCGGGGCCCGACTAGGGTGACGTCGTCGTACGCGAACAGCCCGGTCTCCGGGTCCAGTTCGCCGATCACGTCGTACATGTACCGCTGGTGGGGTAGGGATTCCTTACTCGGGTCGAGCGCCCTTGCGACCTTGGCGATTGCGGGTCCGACCGTTGGCCGGTCCAGGCTCCGGCGGGTACCGAAGCGCGGGGGACACCGAAGAGCTTCCTGCGTCAGGACTGCCGAAGAGCCCTTGGAGCTGTTTGAGGTCGTCATGGCCTGTCCCATCCTTCGCCATCAGGGCCGCCATGACCTTGAATAGGGAGTCGACCGCCTTCGCCAGCGCCGACGGCGCCTCGTCGTCACCCCGGGCGTCGATCGCCCTGGCCAACTTCCTCGCGCTCGCCGCGAGGAAGACCTTGCCGGTACCGAGCCGGTCGATCCCGGCCAGGTCGGTCTCCACGGCCTTCTCCACCTCGCCGGGCTCGCGCGGTTCAGCCGTCATGGTCGCCTCCCCAGATCCAGTCGACCAGCGCGGGCACGGCCGCGCTGGCAGACACCAGCGCAACCGTGAACAGGACCTCGGTCAGCTCACCCGGTAAGTAGATCACTGGCCCGGTGGCCATTCGGGGTGACCGGAGAGGTACGTCTGGACGGCCGCGTTCAGTGACAACGTGTCCGCCGGGGGCAGGCCCCACGACGGGCAGTCCACGACCCGCCACACCTTCGCGACGACCCGGCGGAACGTCCACCGCTCGTTCGGTTCCAGCGTCGACGTCATCGCCGTCTCGATCCACAGCGGCCACCGGCGCCCACCTGCCGCCGACGCCGCGACCGTCATCCAGTCGTTGACGAAGCTCGTCGCCTCCACCGCGCCGGGCTGCGCGCCCCGGGGGATCCGGATGAGCAGCTCCGGCGCGCTGACGTCAGCCAGCCGAAGCTCCGGCTCGACCCGCACATCACACCCGGCGTCGTACACGACCCAGAACGAGTCACCGTCGTGCGGCCTGGACAGGTACGCCCGGTATCCGCGCCACGGCGTCACCCGCACCGCCGCCGGACCCGGCACGACGACGTTCACGCGCGACCCGTCTCCCGGGCCCACCGGCGAACCGAGGTGGCCGCCTTCGCGTTCGACCCGGTGTGCGGGGCGCCCGCCCACACCCGCGTGGCCGCCCACAGCTTGTCACCCGCCACCGTGACGGCGTCACCGTCAGGCGCCGGGGTCGGGTCGGGGGTGGGTTGCGTCTTCGCGACGAACGCGGTCACGTCACCGCGCTGGTCGAGCAACCACTTCCACTCCGCGACCGTCCAGTACCAGCGGCCACCGTCACCCCATGACGTCCCCCACGAGTTCGGGCCACCCACGTACCACTGCATGAAGTCGGCACCCACCGGGATCAGTTCGTCGACGCAGATCTCATGACCACCGGCCATCCCTGACGCCTTGTCGATGCGGACATGTCCGGCGCGGCCCTGCGAGGTGGTCTCGAACATGCTGTGGTACCAGGGCACCCCCGTGATCAGGGGCGTCTTCATGAGCTGACCCAGCGCTTCCTCGATGCTGAACGCCCACAGGTAGCCGGAGATGATCCCTTTCGCCTTGAGCGCCTTGGCGATGGACAGGCCGTCGGAGCCGGTGTCGTCAGGCGGGTAGGTGCCCTGGAACGGGTCCAGCGCGGTCGCGTCGCTGTAGAGGCTCACCGCGCCGTCCTGGGTGGCCGGGTAGCTCCACGGCTTCACGACACCGGCGACGAACGGGGCCCGGTAGATGGCCGCGACGCCACTGTTCCCCGTGCACGACCCGAGGGCGCCCTGATCGAGGACGGGGATCTGCGCGGCGTGCCGGACGGGACCGAGGTCGGCGAGGGACCGCAGGGGGGCCACTCTGTAGGTACGGCTCGCCGAGTCGTGGTTCACGTTCCGACCTAGACGAGGATGCGACGGTAAATGTTCCCTGACGATTACCCTCTCCACAAAACCCAGCTCCCGTCATACTCTGGTGGTAAGCACCATCCCTGCCGACACGCCAAGGACACGCCATGCTGTGCCTGAACTGTAAGACCGCCGCCGATCTCACGGTAGCGGCGACCGACCTGTTCACCCGCGACTACGACGACCCCTGGTATGGCCGTGAGGGGCTCGACGGTGAGGAGGGGGTGTTCGCACTCGCCGTCGCCGCCGCCGTCGTCAAGCTCCACGCCGAGTGCGGCGACCGGTGCCCCTGCCAGCACCGGGGGACCTCCGTCGCCCGGCGCCCGGCCGAAACCCCCGTCGCCCTCACCTCGGCACCCCTGGGGGGTGCTCGGTGACTCGGCCGGACAACGACCGTCCGGCCCTCGACGAGTGGTGGTCGCAGCTCGCCGACGGGTCGTGGGCCTACTTCTGCGCACCGCGCCCGCCCGCCGACGATCACCCGGACCCGTCGGGGATCGACATCTCGGGGTGGCCGGAGGTCGGGGCCAGCGAGGACATCCCGCCCGCCCTGCGCGCCCACCCCACCGGGGTCGTCGTCACGGACAGTCCGATCCCGCCGTTCCCCGCCGGATACGAGGAGAGGCCATGAGGATCCGTTGGCCGCGCCGCCGGTGGGGGACCGCCTTCACCTTCACCCTGCCCGACGGCACCTCCGAGGGCCCCTACATCTCCCCGCGCCGGTTCTGGACCCACGCCGGTGCCCTGTACGCCGCCGCCGAGGAACTCGTCCCGTACCTGCACGACCCGGTCCTGCGCCGCTGCGTCACCATCGAACCCGTCGAGTGCGGGCCGTTCGACCGGGACGCGTACATGGCTGAGCTTGACGCGGAAGAGCTCGCCGCCCGGCAGCGGGAGGCCCGCCGTGAGCGCGGCTGACTGGGTGTCCACGATCCTGGGACTCGTCGCGGGCGTCATCATCCTCGCCGGGGTGTCCGCGCTGCTCGCCACGAACCAATGGCCTTGGCAGTGGGGGAAAACCCTGCGGGCGTCATCACCGGCGACCGCCGTCGACCTGCAATGCCCGGAGTGCCTGTGGTGGGCCCCGACCCCCGAGGCCCGCGACGCCCACCAGAACATCGAGCACAGGAAGCGCGGGAGGGCATGACAACCACCGGATGCATCGCCCCCGGATGCGAGCGGGCCGGAGAGGCTGTGTTCACCGCCGCAGAGACGGGCCGACTCGCCGGACAGGACTGGAGTCCCGGCGACACCTTCGCCGTGTGCTGGCCGCACGCGAACGACATCTACGCCACGCAGGGAGTCACCGACCCGGCGGGCGTCGCGGCCTGGCTACGGCCCGACGCCGCCGACCCGCCGAACACCTGGCGCCACAGTCCTCCGGCGTGGTCATGAGCGCCCGGTGCCACATGGAACCGAGCCGAGGGTTCGGCGGGGCGGTCGTCGCCTACGACCAGCGGGTATGCGAGGGCGCCGGGAACCTGCCGTCCTGCCAACTCTGCCCGAACAGCCTCACGTACTGGAGGCTCAGCGACCCACCGCCGCCGCCGGACCCCGACGCCCACGGGCTGACCGCGCCGGACCCGGTGGGGGTGGACTACGAGTTCATCCTCACCCAGGACGACGGGTGGAGCCAGGCCAGGGCGTGGAAACCGCAACCGTGCGTGATGTGCACGAAACCCGCCATGATGCTGTCACCGAAAGGAGTGCCATGTCACAGGGTGTGCGCCGAGGACTTCAACAAAGCCCGGGGCCGCCGCCGTTCGACCCTGCCGGAGTCCGGCCAGGGCCAGATATGACCGGGAAAAGGACCATGACTGCCGACGACACCACCTGGACCCCCTGCCGACGACACCTGTTCGACGACCTGTCCACCATCGCGACACAGCACCGGCACCGTAGCCGGTGGCGCATCCCCACCCGCCTGTGGGAGCGGATCAAGCGGTCCCCCGACTTCGCGGGCGACTGGCACGAGGGGGGCGGATTCGGGGGGCACCCGAGCACGCAAACCCTGCTCGGTCAGCCCGTCGACCTGATCCAGCGCGGGCTCGACGAGATCCAGATCGTCCTCCCATCCCTGTGTACCCCCGGGAAAGGCTGACCATGAAGACGTTCTTCCTCGTCATCGTCGAGCGCCACATCCGCAACGACGAGGACCGGGCCGCCGGTGTCCGAGACGTGGTCTACGCCCGGCTCGAAGGCGACCGCGACCTGATCCGATACGCGGTCCGGCAGGTCCTCGACCGCCTGACCCCCACCGAGACCTACTCCGTGAACCTGTACGGCCAGGACGCACCGTTCAGGACCAACACCGACCCCACCATCATCATGGAGGCCCCCGGCGAGCGCGTCCGGACCTCCCTCTGGAGATGGGCCAACACCGACCGGAGCCACTGGCAGGACATCCGGCCGTCCAGCGCGGTTGGTCTCAACCTGGCCGACCGGACCGACATTATCGCCCCCCTCAACGAGGAGGGCGAACGGTGCCCGTGGCCGTGGGACCCGCAACAGCTCGTCGGCGCGCCGCTCGGCCAATACCACTGCACGTACTGCGGCGCGATGTGCGTCGCCGGTCAGCCGCACATCGACTACGCAGGGCGAGTCGGAGGCGGTCCCAGTGCCTGACGCCGCGCACACCCTCACCCGCTACACGGAACCCATCGAGGTCGCTAACCGGACGTCGAAGATCTACGTCTTCGACTCGTCGACCGGCGAGTTCGTCGGTGAGCTCACCTCCGAGGTCGCCGACGCGTTCCGGTCACACACCCCGATCCACATGACCTACGACGGGCAGTCCGTCACGGTCGACCCCCGGAAGGACCACTGATGGTCATCCCCTCCGACGACGTCACACCCTGCGTCGTCACCCTCAAACACCGGTGCACCGAACCCGGCCGGGTCGTGCTGTACGCCCTCGGCGGGGAGTTCGCCGGGCGCGAGTACCAGCCCGGTCAGAAAATGGTGCTGTGCCTGCGTCACGGCGGTGACGTCCTCGACGCCCGCAAGGGCGGGAAGCGCGCCTGGCTGGCCCCGTACCTCAACCGGCTACCGCTCGTAAAACTGTCCGACCACCACGTGACCCACACCCACGCCCAACCGGCGCCCGACGACGCCGCGAAGATCCGCCAGCACGCCATCAACCGGGTCGAGACGCCCCGCCAGCGTCGGCGCCACCCCTACAGCACGGCCTGACCACAGCACCCGCAGCACCCGGCGGCCACGACCTCAGGGCCGTGGCCGCCGATCTATACACTTCGATCACTGCCGCCGCGACCAGAGGACCCCACGATGACCACAGACGACCAGCTCCGCGACGGGGGCCTGCCCCGTCGCACGACGGCCCGTCAGACATGGCTACTGGACCGGGACTGGACAACCGCTTCCGGGAGGGAGCTTCCACAATCGGAGATTGACCGGCGCCTCGGCGAACATCTGTGCGTATGGTGCGGCCAGCCGATCCCCGACCGGCTGTCGCCTGCCGACACGTTCTGCGGTGAGGGTTGCGACAACCGGTGGAGGCAGAGCGTCGTCGCCGACTATCAGTCCGGCGGCGTCCCCCTGGACCGCAACGAGTACGGGGGGCTCGAACCCGACCGGACACAGCCTCCGCCGTCCTGGCTCGGTGACAACATCATCCGCCCCAGTGACCGGCCGATCGAGGTCACACAGGCCGAGCTTGACGCCATCCCGGAGCCGGACCGGACGGAGGTCGCACCGCTGCGGCTTGAGGTGCAACCGACCGGGCGGAGCGGCGGAACAGCCGACCCGGCGAGCGACGAGATCGGGATGATGTTCCGCGAACTGGCGCGCCGGTACGAGGCCGCCCTCGACCGCTTCGTCCTCAACCCGAACGCGGTCGAACCCCTCCGACCTCCGCCGCTTTCCGAGTCCCAGTCGCTGCGGATCTACCCTGGACCCGACCTGCCGCCAGGCTTCGACTACGCGCTCGACGCCGCCGGACTCGCGCTGGCCTACGCCCGCCGGGAACCTACGTACTCGATCGTGGAGGTCGACCCGCCGCCCGGCATCGTCATCACGCAGAGCACCCCGCAGCGCGCCCACCGCCAGGGTTTCCGGCTCGGCCGCGCGTGCCACCCGGAGTGGCCCGCCCTGTCCACCGCGCAGCCCCCGGCGGAGACGCCGCAGGAGTGGCCGGTACGCGCGGTCCAGACCCTGGAACGGCAGGGGTACCGGCTCGCGATCCCGACCGGGTCCACCCCCGCGCAGTGGGAGCAGTTCACGCAGGGCGACGTCGCCCGGCTCCGGCACGCCCGGGTCTGCCCCCGTTGCGGGGTGACCGCGACCGCCGTCCCCGTGACGGCGATGTTCCCCGTCCCGTCGCCCCGTCTGCCGGGGTTCGTGCAGTTCGAGGCCGTACGCATGACGAAGCTGTGTTGTGCGTCGTGCTGGCTGCCCTACCCTGGCCCGCCCGTGGTGCCCATGGTGAGGGCCTCCGGCGGGGGCCTTGTCCAGCCCCCCGGATACGCGCTCGCCCTCGTGCACCCACGGGGAGGGGGATGGTTCCAGGGGGTCCAGCTCATGGAGGAGGAGGTGAGTGGGGGGCGTGACGGGGGGCGGCTACTGGAGCACGCGTGGGCGGACCTGTACGACAGGCTCTCCCAGGAGTGCACCCCGTGGGGGTGTGCGTACCCAGGGTGTGAGGGTAGGGCCCAGTGGTGGGTACTGCTGGGTGCGGCCATGGTGTGGGGGGAGTACGTGTGGGCACCACATGATGGGGAGCCCCTGCACATGGGCCTATGCGATTCACACAGGTTCATCCTTGACAGGGAGATCTACTCATCACATGAGCTGTCGTATCGGGTCTTGCGCGCACAGGTGAACCCTGCCGCTCAGGGCAGCGAGCGAGCTACGGTGTTGGTCGACTGATCCACGTTGCGTGATGGTGTGATGGGTAGAGGCGACCCTCCCCATCCACCCCGCATCCCCCATGCATCCCTATGCGTTACCATGCATGACCAGGAAATACCGTGTGTGAGCGTAACGCCCCCAGAGTTACATCCCTCTATGTCTCACGCAGAGTAATCGTAACTCAGTGTAGTAATGCCTGGTCAGAGCCCTGTGGGGGGCCAATTTTTTAGTGGATCTAGAGGTCGCGGCGCGCCGCGCCGCGCGATATTCTCTCTCTCCGTAATTTTCACTCCGGGTGACTGCATAAAATGCGGGGAGGCCACGTTTTCCCTGGTCAGAGCGTTGCGGTTCACTCCCCGTCACTCAGAATTACTGCGCTCAGCCCCTTGACACCCGGCAATCCGTCTGAGTCGTCACGCTCTGGACCGGACTTCACCCTGCGTGACCCCAGTTGGATCATCGTTTGCCCTTACCGTCACCCGTTGTGATATCTCACGGGGAGTGATGTTCGGGAGAGTCTTCCCAGGTCACGGGGTGTGAGGGTGGCTCAGAGGGGGATTCGAACCCCCGGTGGGCCAGTGAGGTGGGCAGACACTCCAGCCTCCAGCCGTCTTCCCTGCGGTCGCAGCTACCGTCTCGTACGCCGCCGCCGCCGGTCACCCGATAGGCCACTCCGGGCATCCGAGCCACGCCGCATCGTAGCAACTCGGCCGATCGGCGCGAGCGAGCGACCGCCGTACGCTGCGATCATGACGTTCGAGACGCCACCTCGCGGAAGCGGTCGCAGCAGTCGGCACCGACGGAACGAATCTCCGGGTGGCCCCAGCTACGCGCCCGGGTACCGCGCCGTCGGCGACCCGCCGGAGTACCCGGCCTCGACGGACTATCCGACGGACCCGACGATGCGGGTCCCGCTGAACGAGGCCCCGGCCAAGCCGGTGGGGGAGACCACGCGGCGGATCACGGTGGAACGGGCGGGTGAGCCGCGATACCAGGACCTGATCGTGCCCCGGGTGTACGTGGAGTCGGACGGGATGGACGAGCTGCGCCGCCGGTCCCTGCGGTGGGGCATCGGGCGGGACGTCCTGGTCTGCGTCACCATGGTCTACCTGTTGGCGTCGTGGATCCTGCCGACGGTGACGCGGTGGCTCGGCTTCGGGTGACGATGCGCTACGATCTCCGTTCGTAGGGCTCCCCGGTTACGACACCCGGGGAAACATGGCGGAGGGCGGAAGACCCCCGGACGCGGCGTCGGCAGCGCGTCGTCTGGGTGAGGTCTCCGCCCTCCGTCGCGTTCACCCCCCGGTGTCGTCCTCGCCGGGTTGTCTCCGCTGCTCGTAGGTCTGCCGGTCCGCTTCGTAGCCCTGCCGGTCGGTCTCGTACACGCGCCGATCCTTCTCGTAGTCCTTGCGGACACCGACCTCCCGTTCCGTCTGGAGTTTCGTCGCTGCGGTGACGGCGGCGGCGGACTCGTCCCTGGACCGTTGCAGGGCGGTGGCTGCCTGGTCGCGTTCGCGCTGGAGTTGCGCCGCCGCGTCCTTCGCCGCAGCGGCGGCGGCCTTGACGATCCGGGCGGTAAGCTCCCCGTTGACGCCCCTCGCGGCGGCCTCGGCGGCGTCAGCCGCCCGGTGAGCCTCCTCCTGTCCTTTGAGCGCGATCCGCCGGTTCTCCAGGGTCCGCCGGGCGTGCACAAGGCCGACGGACAGGGTCGCCATCGTCACCAGCGTGCCCAGCGCGTTGAGGAACAGGTTGATCAGGCGGAAGAACGCATCGGTCGGCGAGCCGGTCACGACGAGGGTCGCGTAGACGCCGAGGATCGCGATCACGACGAGGGTTCCGCAGATCATGAACACACCGGGGGCGGCCTTGACCCATTCGCCCTTCCCGGGGAGCTTCTGGAGCGCCGGGTCGGGCACCTCGACCGCCGGGGGCTCGACGGGATGGTGAGTGACCCGCAGCGCGGCGAGGGTCTCGACCAGTTCGTCCCGGACGTCTCCGGGCGGCAGGGCGGCTATGTCCTGCTCCACCTTCGGGGTCTTCGCCCGGATCTCGTCGAGGACCCTGTCCGCCGTGTTCAACTCGCCCCGGAACAGCATGATGAACGCCCACGTCCCGACGGCCTGAAGGGCATGCCACCACACGGCCACCCACCCCACGGGTGGGTGTTGGTCGTGACCAACAAGGACGTCGTAAACCATGTCGATGTGCGACCCGGTGCACCCGAGGAAGAACAGGGCCCCGGCGGCTATCGTCCGGCGCCGCAGGTGGATATACGGCAGGACGAGCCAGGGGACGCACAGGTACCCCAGTGCGATGGCCAGGTTCGCCAGGACGTAGACCTGCGCCGCGAAGCCGTACGACAGGTCGGTCACTCCGTGCTGCGAAGTGCGGCGGCCTCGGCCTCGGCCCCCCTCCGCAGCGCGTCGAGGACATCCTCCCGGGCCCGGTCACCGGCCTCGGTGGCGGCGGCGCGGACCTCGGCCTGGACGGTGTCAAGCTTGCTGAGGATCGCCGCCGAGTCGACGTCACCGCCTCCGGCCTGGACGAGCTGGATCAGTTCCCGCACCAACGCGGCCGTGGCCGCTTCCGCCGCGCTGTTCTCGGTGCGCAGGGCGGCGAGCCCGGCGGCGAGGGTGTCCGCCGACTTCATGAGCTTGTCGAAGCCGGAGCCGGGCAGCGGGCGCCCCTTCACCTTCGGGTCGGTGAGGGCGTGGCGCCACGCGTCGCGCATGTTCTGAACGTCCAGGATGAACGTGTGGAAGGTCCGGTTCGGGTTGAGGTCGTTCGTCGGGTCGATCTTCCGGGTGAGCAGCGCCTCAACGGTGGCCGCCGCGACGGCGTTGGTGAACGCGGCCGAGGTGAGCCAGGTCTTGTCGGTGGCTTCGAGTGCCATGCTGTTCCTCCACATGTACGGGCGTTGATCGGAGCGGGACCGGTACCACGAGATGTGGTACCAGACGTCGTGACCGGAGCCGGTGTACTCCCGGAGATTGCTGACACCCTCCCACCTGGCCCAGTACATGACGGGTCGGTCGGGCCACGGCTGGCCGATGAACTCACAGATCATCGGGTAGCCACCGGCCATGAGCACGGCGAGCAGCTTGCGGCCCGCTTCCCGCAGGGCGGCTTTCCCGCCGTGGCGGAAGTCTCCCGCGCAGGACGCGTTCCAGTTGATGAACGGGCCGTCGGCGCCGTTCGGGTCCCGCCGTCTGCTGTAGTCGGTGGCGGGGATGTAGTTCGCGCCTCGGTGGAACCCGGTGCCGTGGTCCTTGTCGCCGACGCAGCCGAGGTTCGTCCCCCCGGCGGCGATCCAGTCGTCCATCTCCGCGACGATCGTGGAGGAGCACACCTCACCGGCGCCCATCGGCATCAGGTCGAGCCGGAGCGGGTCACGCTCGACGTCGCCACCGATGGTGGCCGCCCACCGGGCCAGGTCCCCTGCGTCGTCGAGGTGCCGGGGTTCGTCGGCTTCGGCGGCCTGGCGCATCAGGTCGCGGCCCACGTCGGCGAGCTCGGCGACCAGCGCCGAGGGCGCGGCAGGTCCTATCCACGCGTCCGGCTGTGCGTTGCCGGGGTCAGCTTGCGGCATCAGTGCATCGCCTCCAGTCAGGTCCGCCCACACCCCGTGGTCACGGAGCGCGGCGAGGGAACAGCCGACGGTGCCGGGTAGTGCGTGGACACCCCACTGCATGATGGCCAGGGTGTCCCACCCCCCGTACCCGGCGGTCCACTGTGCGGCCGTGTCGCCGGGGTACGCCGTCAGCTTCCCCGTGTTGGGTTGCGCCATCAGGTACGGGGTCACCGTAGCCCCGGGCCACGCCTTCGGTTTCCACCACCAGTCCCCGGAGTAGATGACCATGTGTCGGCCGAGGGCTTGCTGGACGGCGTCGACGTACTCGCGGACGTGCGCCCATGTCGGCGGCGGGATCCCGTCCTTGCCGGTCTCCTCGACGTCGACCTGATGCGCGAACCCGGTCAGCGCGGACCCGAAGAGGTCCTTCATCCGTTTGATCTGCGCGGCGGCCTGCGCGGCGCCGGTGCTGCGCCCGTCGAGCCAGTGGTAGACCATGCGGCCGTACCCGAGGGTCGCGGCCTGCTCCAGGTAGGTCCGGGCCCACGCACCGGAGACGTAGCCCTTGCCGCCGGTCAGCGCCACGTTGATGATCTGGTACCCGGCGGTCTTCGCCTTGACCAGGTCGAGCGGGTTGTCGACTTCGACCTGATAGCGGGACACGTCGACGAGGTTGAGGGTCACCCCCGTCACCTCCCCTCCCTGTTCCTCCGATCATGGCAGGTCGGCGGGTATGGTCAAGCACAGATCGGACGGCGGAGGATGCGCCCCGGGACGTGGTCGGCTCGCGCGGGCCCCACCTCCCGCAGGGGCTGTTTCACCCGGTCCGGTCCGCCGGTGGGGCGGGTCGCCCGGGGTCCTCTCAGGCCCGGAGTGACCCGCCCCCGGTGTTTCCCCTGATACGGCTCCGCCTGGACGGCGAAGACCCCCGACCTGTTCAGGTGGGGGTCTTCGCCTGGGTGACTCAGGAACAGAACCACTTCGCCGCGCGGGCCATCGCTTCGTCCTTCGATCGTAGCCATTCGGTGTGGACGCACGCGTCCGGGTGGAGCCGGAACGGGCCGTGGCTCGTCCACAGGTACGACCAGCCCCGGAAGGTCCCGACGTCGAGGATCCAGCTCCCGCCGTCTTCCTCGATGGCGCCGACGACGCCGTCACCGTTGCGGACGACGTGGTACCGCTCCCCCGGGGATCGGTCGTCGCGGGTGATGAGCACATGTCCAGGCTTACCCCGGCGGCGGGCCCTGGTACCGCCGGGCACGGTGGCGAAGGTGGTCAGCGGTGGGGCGGCGGGTCGGCGGGTCACGGCGGGTGCCCGGGTCGCGGTGCGGTGGCGAGCGGCGGCGGGGGTCGTGGCGGTCATGGAGCCTCCGGCAGTTGTGGTTACGCCGGGAGCATAACGACCCATGAGTGAGGGGTCAACGTCCCGGATGTGATTCTTTCTCTCGGGACATGACTCGACCCCCGGTGTCGGCCGGGGGTCGAGGGTCTGTCAGCGAACCATCCGATCCGTGAGGGGCATCAGGTCGGCGGACTCAATCGCGGCGGCGGCGGCGGCCGTGTCGGCGAAGGCTCCGAGGAATCGCTCCGAACGACGCTGGCGGAGAACGCCAGCCCCGGACCAGTACAGCTCCGGGAGCTGCGTGACGTTCCACGTCCCGTCGTTGACGGCGAACCCCTCGTTTCGCTGACTGACCGCGAACTCACCGGCGGGAGTCTTGACAGTCTGGTCGTTGTTGATCAGGACGGTCTCAACGATGTCGATCATCTTGGGTTCCACTCTTTGGAGTTGTCGTCGTGCCTTATACCCAAAGCCTAACCCCCGGGACGTGATTGTGCAACCCCCCGGACGTGATCGTGTCCGATAACGCCTCATTGTCGGTGGCAAAAGTGGAACCCCGCCTGCGTAACCGCTGGTCAGGTGCGGTTCGGGAACCAGTCCCGGGTCTGTGGCCGGTGCCGGACCCGGGCCCCCCGCTTCTGGTTGCACATCTCCCCGCACACCAGGCACGGGTTGTGCGGCTGACGGCCGCCCATGCTGCCGTGCGCCGGTTGCAGGTTCGCCAGGTCATCGAAGCCAGGGTGCAGCGCGCCCCGGGCGTCGCGCGGCCACAACGCGTGAGGCACCTTGTGGTCGGCCGTCTTCGCGCCGCCGTGCCCGCACAGCGCGCATCGGTCCGTCTGCGCGAGCAACTGCGCGCGGTTCGTGCGGTACGCCGAGTTCCCGGTCCCCGACCGGCCGGAGCGGCTCACCCGACGACCCCCGTGACGGTCGCCGACCCTACGTTCTCCGTCGACGCGGTCAACCTGGTCGACGAGCCGGGGGTGGACGTCATGCGGGCCACGCCGTCCAGTGCCGCGACGAACCGGGTCGCGGACTCCACATCCACGTGGGGGATCACGTCGCTGAACACGGTCGCCGACACCCACGCGAACCCCGCCACGGTCAGCACGGGAACCGTGGCGCTACGGCTCGCGGACGCCGAACCCGCCGTGACGGCCGCGCCGTGCAGCGTCGCAACGACCACCGTCGTCGGGCTGGTGACCGTCGGCCCGGTGATCACGGCGACGGCCGTGACGGTGGTCGCCGTGACCGTCGACCCGACCTGGACGACACCCGCCATGAGCACCGCGCCGACGACGGTGACGGGGGCGGGGGCCACTCCCGCCGCCTGGATGCCGCCCACCGTGACGGAACCCGCGACCGTGGCGGGGGTGGCCGTCCGTGAAGCGCCCGCGACACCCGCGATGGCCACGGTCCGCGCGACCGTGGCGGGGGTGGCGGTCCGCGACAGTGCGACGACACCCGCGACGGTCACCTTGGGCGGGGCGGTCGTCGCGGGAGCTGGAGCGGAACCGGCGGCGGGGGATCCCGCGACCGCCGTGGTCGCGGGACTGACCGTCGCCGGGGTGGCCGTGGAACCCGACGCGGCGACGGCGGTACCAGCGACGGCGGTCGCTGGCGGGGCGACGGTCACGGGGGTTGCCGTGTGACCCACGGCGGGCTGCCCGGCCACCGCGACGACCGGGGGCGCGATCGTCGGTGGGAGCGGCGCGAGGCCCGTCGACGCGTCACCGGCCACGACCACGGCCCGCGCGACCGTGGCCGGGGTGGCGACGGCGGGCAGCGTGGCCGTGGCGGTGACGGCGGTGACGCCCGGGACCGTGGCCGGGGTGGCGGTCCGGCTCGCGGACGCCGCGCCCGCGAGCACGGCGGCGCGGGCGACGGTCGCGGGTGTGGGTGCGGTGCCCGCTGTGGCGGCACCGGCCACGGCCGCGTTGGTGATCGTCGTCGCGGGAGCGGGTGTGGCGCCGGTCGCGGGCGCGCCGCTCACCGCCGCCGACCCGGTGACGGTGGGCGGGGTCGCGGACGAGCCCGTCGCGGTGGCGGCGGTACCGGCCACGGCGGTGACGGCGGTGACGGTCGCGGGTACAGCGGTGACCCCGCCCTGCGCTGCCCCGGCGACGGCTCCCGTCGAGGTGATCGTGGCCGGGGCCGGTGTGGATCCCGCTGTGGCCACCCCCGCGACGGCCACCGTCCGAGCGACCGTCGTCGGGGTCGCGGTGGCGCCCGCCATCGCCGTGCCCGCGATCACGACGGTTCGCGTGACGGTGGCCGGTGACGCGGTGGAACCGGCGCCCGGCTCGCCCGCGACGGTCGTCGTGCCCGCCACGGTGGGCGGGTTGGCGGTGGCCGCCGCCGAGGTGGACGCGGACCCGGCGACGGTCGTCGTCGCGGGGATGGTGGCGGGGGTGGCCGTGGCCGCCGACGAGGTCGCTGCGGTACCGGCGACGGCGACGGTGCGCGCGATGGTCACCGGGGCCGCCGTCGAGCCGGTCGCGGGCGCCCCCGCCACGGCCACGGTCCGGGCGATGGTGGCGGGGGTGGCCGTGGCGGGGGTGGAGGTGGCGCCGCCGGGCAGCACCAACAGGAGCGTCACCGGGTTCCCCCTACGTCAGCCGGAACGAGACCATCGGGCACGCATCGGACTGCGTCGCCGTGGTCGGGTACCGGCCCGGGAGGACAGTGGTTCCCTGCCCGGTCAGCTTGTACCCCATGCCGTACGTGGTCGCCGAGAGCGCGGCGCCGGTGGAGTGGTTGACGGGGGAGACGATCAGGTTCGGGCCGAGCAGGGTCCGCAGGGTGATCCCCGTACCGGCGGTGATGATTTTCAGGCACAGCCAGAACAGCCCCGGATCGAGAGGCTTGTCGATGCTCCCCGACGCGGTCGGCGCGGGACTGGTTTTGATGCCCGTGGCCAGCGTCAGCGTGAACGCACCCGACGACGCCGTCAGTTCATGCATCAACGAGAACGGGTACCCGGTGCCGCCGGGGTCGTCGTACAGGCCCCAACGGATCGTGCCGGTCGCGGTCCCGGCGGCCACCTGATCGACGCCGAACATGCTCACCCGGGCGTTGGAGACGGTGACCTGTACGGGGATCGCCCACATGTCCCCCGCCACCGGCGTGTACGCCGTGCCGTACCCGCCGAAGAACTCCGCCGTGTACCAGCGGTTCAGGCCGGTGACGTGGTGCCGGACGAGGGCGCCCTCCCGGGGTGACGGCGGGTTGATGGACGCGGTGATTCCCGTCGGCGGGGACGTGACCGTCGTCGCCGACGGGCGGAACCGGCGCTGCGCGTCCAACAGGGCATCGGCGAGCACCGCCGAGCCTTTCTCGTTCGGGTGCACCCCGTCCACGGACCACAGCTTCGACGCGTCCTTGTTGATCGCCGCGTCGAAGTAGGCGACCTGGACCATGGGGTCGAACTCGGCCGCGAGGTTGTAGATCGCCGTGTTCCACGTCTGGACGGACGCGTCGTTCACCGCGACGGTGTTCCCGGAGAGCTGCGGGAACCCGCTGTACCCCAGGGTGTTGAAACGGGCGATGTCGCAGAGGATGACCGGTGGTGAGTTCTCCGCCTCGATGATGTAGCAGTCGAAGTCGACGGAGCCGGACGCGTCCATCTGCGTGACGGTTCCGATGATCGTCTGACCGGCGTTCGCCGCCGTCAACGTTTTGATCCGGTGGGTGCGGGGGCAGTGCGACACCTCACCCGCCGGGATGATCGCCGACGTGGAGAACGTTCCCGTCACGCCCGCCGTCCCCGAGTACGTGACCGTGCCCCCGTTGACGATGCCGTTGTAGACGATCGAGATAGGGGTCCCGGTGTAGTCGGCGGGGATCGTGATCGTAAAGGTGGCGCTCGTCGTCGTGGTCGCCGTCCGGTACGAGCTGCCGGAGGTCCACTCGTCGCTGCCGGACGACAGGCCGAACCCGGCGCCCCACGCGATCGAGGCATCGGTGTTCTCCCGCAACGAACCGGCCCGCCACCGCACCACGCACGACCGTAGGGCGTCGATGAACGCGTTCATGTACGTCACACCCGGACCCGACTTGCCCATGTCGTTGATCCCCCAGCAGAGGATCAGGCCGCCGTCCTGGGAGACGTACGGCGCACCGAAGGAGACCTTCGGGACGGACTGGAACAGCCGGGAGTACCCGCCCTGCGCGACGCCCTGCTGAATGATCCGGGAGCCGGTGACGGCGAAGTTGCGCCAGTTGTTGAACTCGATGTCGTTCGCCGCGCGGAACATCCCGTCGGGGCGGCCCGTCTGGTTGCGGCTACCGAGCTGGTTCTCCAGCCAGGAGTGGCCGAACGCCCACCAGAAGTCGGGTTTCTGCGAGGACTGGAGCCGGGTGACGGGCATTCACGCCTCCGTGACGAGTGTCGAGACGACGTGCCCGCTGACGGTGGCCGCGAGCATCGACACCGCCAGCGTCGCCAGTTCCACGGGGCACTCGTACATGTCGCCGGGGTCCAACCACAGGTGGTGACCGTTCGTGGCGGTGGTCGGCGCGGTCGCGTCGAACCGCAGATACACCCGGCCGGTCGAGTTGTTCAGGATCAAGACCATCAGCCGGTTGATGTCGGCGGCGACCACGCTCGTCGCGGCGGTCGTACTCGCGGCCCACGCGTTCGTGGTGACCGTGTCGCCCTGCGCGAGCCGGACGATCTGCTGGTGCTGACCGTCGGTTTTCGCGAACGTGTCGATCGAGGTCCCTGATCCTGCGGTGATCGCTACGGAACTGTCGGTACCCACCGCTACCCCCTCGCGTTCGGCGAGGTCACGGCGTCAGGTCCAGGGCGATCACACCGGTGCCGGGGAACTGGATCCCGAAGGTGCCGTTGTTCGTGCTGAAGTCCGCGCCGAAGTTGATGAGGACGATCAGGGCGTCCGCCGTCGGCGTGGTCAACGCGTCGGCGTACAGCCGGACCGCCCTGGCGCTGGTCACCGTCGTGCCGGACACGGCGACGTCGTTCATGTCGTACATCATCGTCCCGGCCGGGCTGACCGTCAGGGTGGGGACCGTGGACGTGCCCCCGGCGGCGGCGGCGGACAGCAGCACCCCGCCCGCCGCCCAACCGGTCCCGCTGACCTCGTTCGTGGCGCTCCAGACGGTGTCGGTGTCGAAGTTCGGGGTTGCGACGTTCGAGATCAACGACAGGCGGTGCGTCGTCAGCGTCCAGTCGAACCCGAGGTTCGTGACGTCCAACTCGTCGATCATGTTCTGGACGTACAGGCCGCTCGCGGTGATCGCCATGGCTACTCCCCCGCCCTGCGGGCGCGGGCACCCACGTAGGTACCGGTCCGGTGCGCACGGTGCTCGCGGCGGGCCGCGACGAGCGCGTCCTGTGCGTCGTAGTACGCGGTCCGGTTGGTCTCGGTCGCGTCGGTCAGGTACGCCTCCTGCGCGTCGACGGTCCGCTCCGACGCCTCGACGATGGCCTGCGAGGTGTAGTCGTGCACGGTCCGGTCGTCGTCACCGGCGTCGTCGACGGGCATTGGCTCGTTCGCGTCCAGCAGCGCCTCGACGGCACCCCTGTGGTAGGGGAAATGCTCGCCCGGGTCGGCGACACGGGCGGCGGCCACCATGTCCCGGGCCTTGGCGACCGCGTCGCCGTAGGTCTTCGGTTTCGTCGGCGTCATCGGTTCTCGACCTTTCCTGAGGCGGGGTCGGCTACGGCCTTCACCGTGTCGACCTTCGCGACCGCGTCAACGCGGTCGTCGGGCGTCGCGTGCTCGGTCACCGAACCGGCCTCGGTCTCGACCGTCTTGAACGGGCGCCCGGTGTCGGGGTGGGCCCGGCCTTCCGTCACGTTCGACCGGGTCCGGCCACGCGCCAGGTACCCGAGGGTGAGTAGCTTGTCCCGGTCGACGGGGGTTCCCCGGCCGGGACGGCAGTCCCATGACTTCACGGGGTGATCGTCGCACGGTGGGCCCTGGTGAACCAGGGTCACCGGCGGCGGGTGGCGCCCCGGACCGCCCGCACCTTCCGGAGCCGGACTCTGCCGACTTTCAGCGCGGGGCGGCGCGGTTCCGGCTCGTCCTCGGTGTCGGTCAGCCAGCGGTGGTCCTCCTGGCTGGCTAAGCGGGCGGCGGAGTCGTCCGGGGTGTCCCCGTTGTCACGCCGCCCGACCGCCATGCGGACATCATGCGCCGGGGATCAGTCGGTCGGCAAGGAAACGGCCCGGCGACCGGGCCCGCCGGGCGCCTCAGTGCCGAACAGGGCTCGGCCGGGGACTTGGGCACCGTCGGGAGGATCTTGGCTTAGAAACGCTCTCAGACGGCCGAAGACCCGCCAACGGGGGGTGGCGGGTCTTCGTAGGGGGGTCGGAGTCCAGATTACGCCACGTACGACGCTTCCAGGGTCAAACCCGTGACCGAGGTGTACGACAGGTTCAGATTCCCGACGTTCCCCGTCGTCTGCTTGAACCGGCTGTCGGTCTTGATCGCCACGTTCTGGATCTGCGTCGCCGTCATCGTGATCGTGACGTTGACGTCGGTCCCGAAGTTCGACAACTCGACGGAGTCCAGGGTGATCACCGTGGCGGTACCGGTCGTCTGGAATCGCAGCAGCACGTACGTGCCCTGAAGCGGGACCGTGTCCCCGCCGATGTTCGGGGTGGCGGGGGTGACGACCTGCCCGGCGGTGGGCTGGCCCCACTGCGCGGAGAGCGGGCTGTGTCCGGTGGGGGTGATCACGGCCATGTCGGGGTCCTTTCGTCGCGGGGGACCGAACCTGGCCGCCCTGTGCGTCGATCACACGGCACGGGCGGCCAGGTGGCAAGGGCCCACGTGCCGTGTAGACACGAAACGCCGGTCACCCACTGGGTGACCGGCGCTATCGCGAAGCTGATCGAGCAGCAGGACCGCTAGTTTCGATCAGGGGTAATCCTATCGCACCCTACGTGGTCAGGTTGCCCCGGCGGCGCCCGCCGGTCGCTGCGGCCTCGAACAGCGAATAGACCGCCAGCCCGAGCGCGACCGCGACCACGGCGACCGGGATGACCACCGTCGACAACACGGCCACCGTCATCCCCAGGACCTGCGGCGCGGTCCGCCACCAACCGGCCCGCCGGTACGGGCTCGCCGCCGCGCCCCACCGGACACCCGTCCACATCAACCACTGCCGGACCGGTGGGGTATCCAACCCGGCCAGGGCCTCCCGGAACACCCGGTCCGCCTCCACCGAAGCCAGCGAACCCGCCCGAACCAAGGTCAACAGATAGTCGTGCAGGATCGCGGCGAGGGTGAACCGGCCGAACCGGGGGATCAACCACACGGCGACGCGGGGGACCGAAGCGAAGTCCGTGCGGAACCCCGCCGGGACCGTGTACGGGCCGTACGTGATGTCGCGCAGCGTCTTCCAGTGCTCAGCGTCGAGAGCCTCCACGAGGACACGCGTTTCGTCGTCGAACCGGGACGTCGCCAGCCGCATCCTCATGGCCACGGCTCCCCGTCCTCAGTGACCCGCTGGCCGACGTGGGCGTCACCCAGGTCGACCTCCCCGGTGAGCTGGTACCGCAGGGTCAGGCCCGTCAACCGCATCACGACCGTGTCGCCGTCCAGCGACGCCCACAGCGAGCCGCTGCGGCGCAGCATCGCCAGCAACTCCGCCGAGAACGCCGTGTACGCGGGCGGCTCGGCGTCGCCCTCCAGGTGCAGGCGCCCGTCCTCGTCCCGGATGATCGTGATGGCCTCATCGGTGCCCCTCGGCGGGGCAGGTGTCATCAACATGCGTGAACCCACCCCATCAGAAGATCATCACCATCAGCCAGCACCACAGGAAGAACTCCCAGTCGTGCTGATGCAACCACTCGACCCACCTCACCGCGTCCGGCCCCTCGCCCTCATCCACTGCTGAATCAGGTTCGGGCGCTGGACCGCCGGGTCAGCCCGGTACGCCGGGACCCGGGCCGTACGCGGCTGGCCGCCGAGGACGGCCCCGGACAACGAGTTCGTGGCCACCGACCGCGCGATCGCGGCCACTGTCAACGGTTTCGCCGCCCGGCGCCGCGCGTCGCGGGCCTGTTGCCGCTTCGCCCGGACCCCGGGGCCGGACCGGCGCGTCACGCGTCACCCTCGACGACCGGGTCACGGACGATCGCACCCTCGGACAGGGTCGCGACCCCGCCCTGGCTGCGGAGGACCTTCAACAGGTACTCCGCCGCGCGGGCCCCGTACTCCGTCGCCGACGAGGTCGCCTGGTACTCCCGGTCGAAACCCTCCGGGTCCTCCCGGTACCGGCGGTCCCACTCCGTGAACGCGGCGGCCAAAGCCCCCGGCGTGACCACTTTCTGACCGGTGATCACTCGGCACCCCCCACGGAGGCCCGGACCCGGCGCCCGAACTGCGGTCGGCGGCCGTCCGGCATCCGATAGTGCTGCTGCGCGTGCAGCATCTCGATCATCGCGAACTCGTACGCCTCGACCCACCCCGCGTCGAACTGGGGTAGCCACAGGTCGGCGAACACTTCCCGCAGCATCGTCATCAGGACGGCGCCGACTTCCTCGTACTCCGCCCGCGTCACCCCACGCACCGTGCCGTCCGGGCGCTCGAATGCGGCGTGGTTACGGCCCTCCTTCCGGAGGATCTCCACCAACTGGCGCATGTTCGCCGAGTTCAGATGATCCGGGTCGAAGTTCTCGACCAAGCTCACGATCGCGTGCAGCAGCATGTCCCGCTGCCGGTTGCCTTTCGAGTTCAACGCCGGACCCGTCGTCAGGTCCGCCGGGAACAGCGGGGCGACCCGGTCGCCCAGGTCCTTGCCCTCGTCGGCGGCCACGAGCCGCCGGTAGAACTCCGCGATGATCGAGTCCATTTTCTCCGGGGACTCCGTCGGGAACAGCGTCAACGACGCCGCCAGCCAGTCCGACGTCCGCAACGCTTTCCCCGTCCCTCGGCAGTGCTCACAATCCGCGCGGTCGTCGAGGACATCCGTCGGGGCCTCGTCGGTGCGCGCCCCCGTGCTGTCGGCCGTGTGGCCGTGCACGGGGGCGTCCGTGTTGGTGATCATCCTCAGGTCCTCCAAGTCGGCAGGCAGTTCATACCGCCCAGAAGGGTCTCACAGATCGGCGCCCTCCCGGCGCGCCACCTGCCGGACCACCTCCACCGGGGAGAACCCCGAACGGCCGCCGCCGCCCGCACCCGCCGCGACCCGCCACTCCTTGTCGGTCAGGTCGTACCCCACCTTCGTCAGCCGCTCCACGATCCGGCTCACGACCCGCTCAGCGCCCGACCGGGACGACTGCTCCATGTCCGCGCACAGCCCGCTCACGCCGCCCGAGGTCGAACACCACACGAAGCCGCACCCACAGACGTGGTCCGCCGCCGAACGGCCCTCCACGGCGCTCTCAGAGGTGCCAGCGAGGTGCGTCGCGGGCAGGCCGCACCGATGCGCGCCGTCCGGGAACACCGGGCAGCACTGCGGGGGCGTGAGCGCCACCGGTGCCCCGGTCGCCGCGACGCACGCCGCGACCGCCGCCGAGACGTCGAACGGGGGGAGCGAGGCACCGGAGGCCGCGTCCACGTGGACCACCGACACCCGACCCGTACCCAGGCCCTGCCGCGAACCGCCCTCGCCGCCCGTCGGGGTCCGGCCTTCGACCGCATCGACAGGAACCGCCGGACGGCCGTCTGTCACTCGCTGTGTGTTCTCGGTGATGTCTTCCCCGGCTGAGGTGGTCACGTCCGGGACGTTGTCGCTGTGGTCGCTGTCGGGTCGCTCGCTCACCTGGATGGCTCCTTCGCTCGACGTGCCGTGATCTTGATTTAAGGGGTGTAGGGGTGTACCTGGTACACCCCTTGGCCGCAAACCCTCTCTATATATCAGACCATTTTTTTATATATATGCAGGTCAGAGCCTTTTTCGATGATCGTCGATTCAGGCTTATTTGTAGCCAAGGGGTGTACCTGGTACACCCCTACACCCCTTAAAGCGAAACTGACTCGCGTTACTCGGGGAGCCATATCCGCTTCCCCTTCTGCCCCCGGTACTCAGTCTCCTCGACCTGAATCTCCCCCGCCAGGTGGAGAACGTCAACCGCCGCGTCCATATACTCTCGGTTACTGACGTGGAGTTTCTGGCGGAGCACCCCACTGGTCACTGCGCCGTTGATCCTTAAGATGCGCTTGACCGATTCGGAACACTTCGTGACCTTTACCCGGTCGATGTGCTCCTCCACGACGAGGGTCCGGTCCGCGTCGGCCAGGGCCTTGCCGAGGTTGGCCTTCTTCGCCTCGGTTTGGAGTGCGCGCTGGCAGCGGGCCCGCTGCGTGTCGGAGACCGTCATGACGGTGCCGGACAGGTCCCAGTCGGTTTCCTCCGGCCGGTACCGGCCGTCCAGGATCATGAACGCGGCGGCGACCTTCGCCCGGGTCAGCAACGCGTGGGAGTTGAGCTTCTCGCCGGTCCCCTGGAGCCTGCTCACCCGCGCGTCAATGATCATGTCCCGGACGATCTCCGGGAGGGTGACGAGTCGTCTCATCTGCCCGTTGGAGTGCGCCCGCTCGGCATACATCCAGTCCGGCGGCTGCCAGATCATGGGGGTCGGCGCCGGGGGGACGCTGCGCTGCGCGCCGGGGTCGCCGGTCGGCAGCCAGATGAACCGCTGCGGGGTCCCACCGGCCTCGTCGTTCAACAGGATGCCGGACCGCTCCGGCTGGATGCCCGCGACGAGACACAGCCGGTAGGAGTGCGGCGGGACCATCATCCGTTTCGCCGCGTCGGCGTAGAAGAACCCGAGCTGCTGCCCCATGGCCGCCTGACGGAGCTGCGTCGTCACGGTGGACGACTGTCGCTGGACGAGGGCGGCCAACGAGTCGATCTCCCCGATGGTGACGAGGCTGGACCGGTTGTACTGCTCGGCCTCCGGGTACGGGTCGTCCTTCGTGGCCTTGCCGGGCCGCATGAACATGTGCGCGAGCCCCTCACCGGAACCGAGGGGGGCGACCCGGAACGTGGGGTTCTCGATGTAGAGCGCATCGGCGGCGACTTCCTGCGCGGCGTCCTTACCGTCGCCGGACTCCCCGACCAGGCCGACGAACAGGTTCAGGCTCGCGTACGAGCCGATGGTGGGGGGGAGCTGGATCTCCGGGGGCGTCTGCGCGATGACCCGGGCCAGCGCCGTCCCGAGGACCGCCCACGGGCCTACCCGCTGGCTGCGGGCGAAGGCGTGGATGTGCTTCAGGATCGGCCGGGCCTGCCAGAAGTCGTCCGGGTCGGCGGACGCCCGTTCGGCGCGGGTGACCGAGGTCGCGTCATCGTCCGGCGGCTCAACGACGTCGCCGTTCTCGTCGAGCATCCCCTCCCATGGGTCGTCGGGTACGGACAGGACGTCAGCGTCTCTGGTCATGGTGTGATCTCTATTCGTCTGCGTTGACGTCGGCAGGCCCGGACCGGGCGGCGTCCGGGCTGAGTCCGTTGTCTCCCCACTCGTGATCAGGGCAGGCGGGCCACCACTTCCGCACGTCCGTGCCCGAGCCGAACGAGACCCGGGGGTACGGGCAGTCGTAGGCGGTGGTCCGGCTGTGCGGCCCCCGCTCGACGAGGCACTTCGGGTGGGCGCTGGCACTGGGGCCCTGGATCAGGTCCCGGAATCGGCAGTTCCCGCACGTGCGTCCCTGCTCGGCGGCCTGACGGTGCAGGCCGAGCGGTCCGGACAGGGACACGGTGAGGGGGTGGACCCCGTTCGTGACCGCTTCGCGCTGCCGCCGGGTGCGCCGCCGGTCCGGGGACTCGTCCGGCTTAGGCGGCGCCGCTGCCGGGCCCATGAGTGGGCCCGGCAGCGGCAACAGCAGTTGCTCGGCGGTCACTGGAAGCCGTCGATCTCGACCGCGATTCGCGGGCGCGAGCCTCCGTCCAGGATGAGGCGCCGACACCCGAACTTGTCCGGCTTCGTCCTGGCGACCTGGAACGCGAGGTCGACGTCCAGGCCGACGCGGACGAGCCGCGCCACGGCCACAGCGACGCCGATCTCCTCCGGCGGCCACCAGCGGAACTGGCCCCCGGGGTGTCCCAGTCGGTTCTCGAACTTGATCAGACCCTTCGTCGACCAGCCGTCCATCTGCCGGTACGTCGGGGGGGTCAGACCCTTGTCGCGGCAGTCCGCAACCAGTTCCGCCCAGCGCATTTAGTCCTCCGTGCTGTTCTTGTCGTCGCCGCTGAACTCGACTCCCGGCACTGCGGGAGCGTCGTCGTCGGGCAGGTTGTCGACCATGTGCGTCGGCAGGTCGTCCTCCTCCTCGTCCTCGCCGTCCTCTATCTCCGTGGCGGGTCCGTCGTCAGGGTCGGCAGTGTTCTCGGCGTCCGCGTCCGCTTCGGCCGCTTCGAGCGAGGCCCGTCGCCACTCCCACCAGTCCTTGTCGTGGGGGACGAGGCCGTCGGCGGGGTCGCGTTCGTGGTCGGAGTCGTGCAGGGTCCGGACGTCGGCCCACTCCATGCCTTCGATCTCGTCGGCAGTGTGGTTGTGGACGGCGACGAGGTGTCGCCGTAGACGTTGCGGGTCGTCCATCGCCTTGTCCTCGGCCAGTTCCCGGGCGTCTTGCTCCTCTCGTTCGAGGGTCGCGACGTCGACCCCGCCGAATGCCTGCGTGATCATTTCGGCTTCGTCGAACGGGAGCATGGTGTCGGGGCCGCGCCGGTTCTCCATCGCCTTCATGACGAGCTTCTGCCCGGTCCGGATGGCGCTGTCGGTGGTGAGTGCCTCGATCCGGCGGATGTTCACGACCGCGACCCGGGTGGGGCCGTCGTCGCCGGACCGGAGCTGAACCTCTTTGATTCCGATCACCGCGATGCACGGGATCATCGGGCTGTGGCCGGTCGCCTCGAACTCGGCGGCGGCCTCAGCGACGGCGTTCTCCACGCCCCACGCGTCGCCCTTCGGGACTTCGGAGCTGAATTTCGATCCACCACTCATGCGGTTTTCCCCTCATCGGGTAAGAGATCGAACAGGTCGGGGTGGCCCCGTTTGGCCTGCTCGATCGGTGTCCAGTCCTGATACGGATGGTTCTTCGCGACCTTGAACGTCTTGTCCCAACAGGGCGCCTCCGGGTCGCAGTACACGATCTCCATACGTCCGCCGTCGCCGCCCCGGGCCTTGACCCGGTGCTGTGCTTCGTTGCCGCACCAGTGACAGCGGAGGATGCTCACGCGACCATCACCACCTCTCGTTCGGTGGTCTCGGCGACCAGTTCGGTCGCCGGGGTCTGTGATGCCGCCCGGGATGCGCGGGGGCGGCCGAACCGGGTGCCGCACGGTCCGCACCGGGCGGCGCCGACGGCCCGGTACCGCAGGCACCCGGGTTCCTTGCACAGCGGCACCGGGTTGCCCCGGTCGTCGCGCAGGATGCCGCCCCACACGCCGACCCACCGGTTCTTGGTGGCCGCCTGGTCGCACAGGTCCCGGACGGGGCACTGCGCGCAGTACGCCTGCGCCTGGTACGTCTCGGCGCTGTCACTCTTCAGTGGGAAGAACATGTCCGGGTCAGGGGCGCCCGGCTGCTGCTGCCCGCACCGGGCCAGGAGGGTCCACGCACCGTCGCCCGCCGGGAGTTCCCAGTCCCGTACCTGGACCGGTCCGCCCAGGGCGTACGCCCGGCGTTGCGCCTGATATCTGAGATCCTGCCCGGGGGTGAGTATGCTCATCTGCGATCGTCTCTCTCGATAGTGCGTCTCTGGTCAGGTGTGCGGGCGGTGAGAGCGTCAGGCCGACGGCTACAGTCGGCCGCGAGTGGCCCGAGGTCGGGTGGTAGCGCGAGCGGCGGTCCGCGCTCCGACCTCGGGCCACTTCGCGCCCGACTTCCCCTCGACCTTCCACGGCCCGTGGCACGCCTTCTCCCGGACCGTGTCGGCGTGCAGGAACGAGTCAGCGGACTCGTTCACGACGCGTTCCCCGAGGTGCCACAGGCCCATGGCCCGCAACCACCACGCGTCAGCCTCGTTGTCGTCGACGATCGGCCGGATCTCCGGCGCGCCGGGCCACGCCCGCCGGGCCTCCCGGTGCCGGTTCGCGGCGGCGATCATCTCGGCTTTGTCTGCGCTCCCCTTCCCGCAGGCGAACATCTTCAGGGTGCTGGGGTTGATCAGGGCGACGGGGATCCGCAGTTCGGCGAGGATCTCCCGGCACACCCCGTGGGCCATGCCGACGGCGATCGCGGCGTCGGCCGACTGGAACCGGACGGGGTGTTCGAGGACGGCCAGGTCGCAGGGGTTCGCGCGCAGGTAGTGCCGCCACGCCCGCCCCAGGTCGTGGAGGCGGTAGTCGCCGCGCACCTTTTCACCGGTCGCGATGTGGAACGTCTGCCCGTTCGGCAGGCAGATCCCGGTCCGCTTCAGGGACAGGTCCCCGCCGATGACCGCGTTCACGACAGGCCCCCCGCCCGGCGGGTGAACGGGACCTTGCCCTCGACGATGTTGCGCCACAGGACGACGGTGTGCTCCGTGTCGGCTTCGTCGTGCGCCAGGTGGTAGTGCTCCATCAGGTAGCACAGCGGGGTCCCCCGGCCATCGGTGCGGAACCTCACTCCTTCCCTCGGCTCGATGGTGAAGGAGTGCGGCCCCATCATCCGAGGCCCGGACGTGTCGTCGACCCGGTCGGCCCACCGGCGCAACAGGTCGGCGAGTCGGCGCCTCATGATCCGACCCCCATCCGGTCGCACCGGTCCGTATTGGTGTGCATCCACGTGCCGTCGTTGAATGACACGATTTTCTGATGAGGGCACCGTGCGAACTGGTATCCCTCCCGCTCCGATTCCAGTAGCGAGGCGATACTCGCCCACATGGTGGCCCGACGAACCACGTCCGCGCGCTCGGCGGCCGTGCAGGGGTCCTCGCTCAACCGGGCCAGCCGCACAGCGTGGGTGAGTGCCTCGGCGCGGGTGATGCCCTGGCCGGTCATGAGTGGATCACCACGCCGTCTAGGACGATGTTCGCGACCTGGACGGCGGGGTCGTGGGCGGTCGCCTGGAGGATGTCCTCCGGCGAGTCGCCGGGTCCGGTCCGGTCCTCCAGGTCGGCGTACGTGTTCGCCGCGTCGCGCAGCAGCTCCGCCACGAGGTAGCCCGGGAGTCGGACCTCGTGGGTCTCCCCGCCGTTGCGCAGCGGGTCGAGGGTGTCGGCGGCCAGGTTGAGCCCGTTCCGGATGGCCCGGACGGGGCTGATCGGACCGGTGTGCGTGATCACTGTTCCGGTGTCCCTTCGGCAGTTGCGGCGGCCGACCGTGATTCGGCGGCCGTGCGCAGGGTCTCCATAGGCTGTTCCGATCGCAGGGCGATGTCAACCAAGTCGATCAGTTCGTGGGCCTCCCCGGCGGACAGGTCCTTGATCGATCCGACGTCGCGGCCCATGAGTCCCGACACGATCTGGAGCCGCCTGTCACGTTCCGGGACGTTCAGCTTCTTGAACTGGATCGCGAGCGTCTGCTGTTGCGGCCCGGACGCCGGGTCGTCGGGCACCGTCGGCGGGTGCACCGGCTCGGCCTGCGCGGGCGCGCTCGCCTCGGCGGGAGGTTCGCCGGTGACGGCCGCCCGCCGCCGGGCTGTGTTCGTCGCGGCCTGCTCCACCCGGGCGGCGGCGGCGGCAGGACGGGGTTTGCGGGTCGCGGTCCGCCCGCCCCCGGCGGCTTCGTCCTCGGCCTGCGCGCGGGCGGCGTCGTCGTCTTCCTCGGCGGCGAGCCCAGTCACGGCCAGCAGCGCGTACCGCTTCGCGTACGTGATCCGCCCGCCGAGGGTCTGGATCCCTCCCTCCCCGGACAGCGGGAACTCCCCACCGATGAACCCGCCGGAGAGGTGGAGCAGGAAGTACCGCAGGCACATCCCCTTGCCGTCGACGGACGTCCCCGGGTACGCCGAGTACGACAGGCCCAGGGTGCCGAGCTTCGGCATGATCTGCTTGGTGATGTAGGCGAGGGTGGCGTAGGAGTACGAGTAGTTCGGCTTGTCGCCCTTCGTCTCTACCTCCACCTTCCGGTCCCGGGCGATCTCAGGGAGGTCGGCCTGGAGCTTCGCCAGTGCGGCGCACAACTCCGGCGTGATGTTCATCAGGGGCGAGCCCTGGGGCGGTTCGGTCATCACACGGCCTCGGCAATCTCAGTCAGGCGGAAACGGGTCGTACGCGGCGGCACCAGCTCGGAGAGGACGAGGTTCTTGCTGCGCTCGACGACCCCGGCGTTCGCCTTGATGACCAGGAAGTCCTCGAACTGGCCCCACTCGCACTCGACGGGGACCACGCTGTACGTGCCGTCCGGCCGTAGGTGCACCCCGGCGCAGAAATCGAACTCGGGGACCGTGTCGATCTCGAACCCGCCGTCCCCGTCGGGCACCATGGCGAACTCGGCGAACCGGTACGGGGCCAACTGGTACGCCAGGTCCCCCCAGATCCCGGACCGGCTGGTCTTGTAGTCGAACAGCCCCCGCGCCCGGCCGTCGTCGTCGATCGGGATCCAGTCGAAGTCGGGGAGGTCGGGGATCTCCGCGTACGCCCCCAGGTCGAGCGTCCCGCAGTAGTAGTGCGTCGGCGAGAACACTGTCAGCTCTTCCACGATCGGCTCGATCGCGAACTCGTCCATGAATCGGACGGCGCCCCGGACGTACCCGTTGAGGTCTTCCGGCACGGGCACCGTCTCTCCTCGGACGAGTTTCTGCGCGAGCTGGTGGATCTGCTGCCCGCGCTGCGCCGCGCTGTCGCGGTTCTCGTACCGGCCAGCGTTGATCCGCTTGAGGCGTTCCGCCGGGGGCAGTGCGGCGAGCTCGTCCCAGTAGTCCACGGCGTACTCCGCCGTCGACGTCCCCGCGTACCGGGTGAGGGCCTCCTTCGGCATCCCGTTCCGGACGATCGTGGTCACCCCCGGGATGCGCTGGTACTTGACCTTTTTCGGGTCCAGGTCGGCGGGCTGGCCGGGCTCCGGCGCGTCAAGGTCGACGTAGTACCGGCTCCGCCCGGCGCGCTTCAGCTTCGGCCTCACGGGCGACTCCCCTCCGGTGCGGTCTGGTGGTTGTCGAGGAACCGCTGGACGGTGCCGTCGGTCGCGGCGACGGTTCCGTCCCACGCCAGGAACAGCTCGACCTCGGCGGTCGCCCGGTCGATCTGCCCGGCGCCGAGCCGGGCAGCGATCCGCTGCCCAGCCTCCATCCGTTGCAGGAAGTTCATCGGGCGCCCTTCCCCCGGAGCGTCTCGTCGATCAGGTCGGCCAGGTCAGAGACCTGTTTGGCGAACTCATGAAGCTCGGTCGGAAAGAAGTCCTCCAGCACGCGGCGGGCCTCGTCGGTGTCCTCGTTCAGGACGGCGACGAGCGCGGCGGCTTCGGCTGTCTGCGCCACGTCACTCCACCCCGCCGGGGCCGATGACGTCGAGGTCCAGCGGGGTCCCCGTGTCGGCGTGCTCGCGGTAGTCGTCCAGCAGCGAGTCCACGGCGTGCCACTCCGGCGAGCCCCAGCCACCGGCGTCGACGTGACTGTCACGGCGCCGCTTCAGCCACGCCTCCACCTCGTCCCCCCGCTCCGGGTGAGCCCCCATGCCCGCCTGCTCGGCCTCCTGTTCCGTGTGCCGGGTCAGGTTTCTCAGCGTCGAATACTCGGACCACGCGGTCCCGACGGCGGTCACCAGGGCCCGCTCCGTGGGGTTCGCCTCGCTGTCCGGCAGGTCGTCGAACAGTCGGCCCAGCTCCTCCCGGCTGAACGCCTCGGCCAGCGCGGCGGCGAGCCGGGCCCGCCCGCGCTCCAGCCGGTGGAGGTCTTCGAGTCGCTGGAACCGGATCCCGTCAGGGCCGGACCAATCCGATCCCGCCTCGTAGAGTCCGACGTCCGCGTCAGCGACCTTGTCGGCAACCCCGATTCCCCTCAAGTCGGGGCTCCCCGCGTACGCCCCAAGCGCGAACTCGTGCCCGGCGGAGCCCTTCGGCACCGGCACCGGCAGCGTCACCGGCGCCGACACCGTCTCACCTCGGAGGAGGTCCTGCGCGAGCTGGTGGATCTGCTGCCCGCGTGGGTTTGCCTCGCTAAGTTCTGTCACCTCCGGGCCCTCCGGCAGGTCGTCGACGAAGTCGAGGGGGATCCGCAGGGTGGGCGGTGCGGGCACGGGCGGCAACACCCGGCCGTCGGCGGGGTGGACGATGTGCGGTCGTTGGCCGTCGCACGTCGCCCGGGTGCACAGCTCGGGGACCTCGGTCAGTCTGTTCATGATTTCCTCTCGTCTTTGGCGAGGATCCGCGCACCGAGGTCGTCGAGGACGACCTGGCGGAGGCGGGTCTCGGCGTCGCGGGTGGCGGGGGTGAGCTTGACCCACCCTGCCCGATGCATCCCCCGGATGAGGCTGGTGACGACTCCGGCGTTCGCCACGCGGAACGTGCGCGGCTCCCACGTCGGCTCGTACACGGCGCCGTCCCGGACGAGCCGGAGCAGGGACAGGCGGGACCTCGTCGGGTACAGCGGGACCAGCTTGCGGCCCTTGGGGGTGTCGGTCGGCATAGGAACGGCCTCCCTGTCGGCAGTGGTGATTACCACTACAGAATAACAGGGAGGCCGTTACTTCGCCAGGGCTTCGGCCCTGGTTACGCCCGGATCGGTACGGGGGCGAACTGCTGGCCGAGGCCCAGGCGACGCAGGATCGTCGCGACGTCGTCGTCCGGCGCGGCGGCCATGCAGTACGGGTAGTTCTGCGGGATGTCCAGGTCGTGGCACCACTCGGCGGCCTTGCGGACGTTCGCCGCCCACTCCGCGTCCATGGTGTCGTAGCTGAACCCGTCGTCGTGGCCGTCGATCGCCCACCGGCAGTCCATGCCGATCCGGAGGAACGCCTGGCACTGGCCATCGTCGAAGCCCTCGGCCACCCCGACGACGTATCCGCCGCTGGCTTCGCCAGCGATCTGGGTGATCGCCGCCGGGCCGAGGATCGGCACCGGTACACCACCCAGGATCAGACCCATGATCGTGGCCAGGATGTTGCGTTCCAGACCCTCCGACTGGCAGTCCTCCCGCACCCACGCGGCGTGCCGCCCTGTGCCGAAGTACACCGGCGCGGGGATAGCCCCGCCGAGGGCGTCTGACACCCGGTGCGGGTGCGGGTGACTCCCGACCACCCGGACCGGTCCGTCGACGGGGACCATCAGGAACTGGCATTCACTCACAGCGTCACCTCCCTGACGATGATCTCCTGCAACCGGCGCAGCGGCTCCGGCCGGTCCGGCAGGTGCTGTACGCCTTCGTGTGCGCTGACGCAGTACCGGCAGCACGCCTCCCACGACTCCGCCGGGCGCCCGCCCGTCGAGTGCCGGGAGCACCACATGAGGTCCAGGAAGCGGACCCCACCCGGGCATCGTGCCAGGGCCGCGAGCCCCCGCGCGAGCCCCCTCACGACGACCGCTCGGCGTCCGGGTCGGTCGTACTGCGGATCCTCGCCGTGCTCGACGACCAGGGTCGCGCCCGCGTCCGCCCACTTCTGCGCGAGCGCGTCACCCTCCGCCTTCGGCAGCGCCTCCAACTCCGCCAGCCACAGCGGGACCGCGAGCTGGAGCGCCACCACGACCGGTGCCCGGCCACCCCCGACGGCCATCAGGCGCCGCCGGTCTGGTTGAGCCGGGCCCCGATGAGGATCGTGTGGCGAGGTTCCCCGCCAAGCTGGAGCGCAGCCTCACGGTCGGCGGCGGAGATCCTGTGCCGGAAGGGCTCCGGTTCCAGCCGGACCCGCTGATCGTTGTACGTCAGCCAGCGCAAGACGGTGTTCATGTCGTCGCGGGACACATCCGGCAGCGCACTGCGCAGGGCGGACAGGCGTACCGGACGGCCCGGCTCCCCGGCCAACTTGCTGTACGTCGCCCAGACTGCGTGCAGCGTCGTCCTCGGCTTGCCGGGCAGGTCGTACGGGGTCAGCCAGATCAGGTGCTTGTCCTGGTTTCCCATCCGTAAGGCCCCGTCCCGGTGGACGTTCAGGAGGGCTTTCTGGTTCGACTCGGGGAACAGAACGACCCCGTTGCCACCCCTGGACGACATGTCGACAAGCGCGGCGTCGACCTCAGCCTTCGCGTAGCCGGGCGGCAGGTGCCGCCGCAGCGCGGCGATCATCACGGGTGAGCCGTCCCATTTGGTGGCGTCGCCGCCCTGCGCGCGGACCGCATCGACGTGCGCCTGACGGATCTCGTCGAGGGTCGGCCGTCCCGGGCGGGGCGGGCCCTCCTTCAGCGGGTGCTGCTGCTCGAACTCAGCTTCCCGCTGCTCGTGCCATCCCCGGCTCAGTGGCGCCGGTGCGGGCCCGCGAGCGGGTGCGGGTGCGGGCTCGACGACGACCGGCACCGGCGCGACCGGTAGCGGGTACTCGCCGACCGGTTCGTACGAAGCCGCGTTGATGAGGTCCCGGACCTTGTCGTCCGGCAGGCCGCGCGGGACCGTGACCCCGGCCCGCTTCGCCTCGTCGAGGAGCGCCCGCCGGAGCCGTTTGCGCTCGGCCTGGTCCCCGCTGGCCCGCCAGCGTGCGCGGCCCCCTTTGTCGCCGACGGCACACACCATCGGCGTCCCGGCCCCTGTGGTGCCGGTGCTCCCTACGGGGGAACAGAAGTTCCCCGGACGTGCTGTCATGATCAGTCCTTTCGCTGGTCGGCAGTGTGGGTGCCCCGTGTGCGTACGGCCGGGGCCACGCCGCTAGAAGTGTGCCGCCGCTCGGAGCCCGCCGCACCCCCTCCGCGTGACGGGCTCCGGGCTGTCATCGCCAGAAGACGGCGAAGACGACGATCATCGCGATTTGGCCCAGGATCCAAGCCGTGGCGATGTGGCGGGTCACTTCCTTTCCGACGTGGAAGATGATGCTTACGATGATCGTGACCAGCATGAAAATGCTGGACCACATGACGATGTCCGATCCGTGCATGGCGCTCCCTTCGGCAGTAGGTGTGCGGTCTGAGCTGACTCAGAGGCCGTCGACCTCGGCCTCACTGACAATCTCGGCCTTGCCGATGGCCGCGCTGAACGTGGCGAACCTCCAGTCGGTGTCCGCCACGACCAGGAACATCCCGACGACCTCCGCCAACCGCGCGGGGTCGGTGGGGTCGACCTCCTCCCAGGTCACGTCGACCTCGTGCCGGTCCTTGTCGGCGACGAATCCGATCACCCAGGCGGGATTGCCCTTCCAGACGTCCTGGCGCTGGACGCTCCCGTCTTCGGCGACGTAGAACGGGTAGGGCAACGGGTGCCACTCGACACCGTCCTCCATGAACTTGTCGATGAGTGGCTGTGGCTGGATCCTGATGTACGGCATGGGCAGGGCCTTTCGTCGGCAGTGGATGCGTGCGTGTCGGTGGCGGGGGTCGAACCCGCCCGGTAGGCGTTGCCGCGCCCGCCGTGCCCAGCCCCGGCAAGGGCCACTCACCGAACCCCACGGGTTTTTGACCTGGTAACCATTGCACCCCTCGCGGGGAATGGTGGTCTGCTCACCGTGGATTGCTCCCGTGTCACGGGAGGGACTCGAACCCTCACAGGCCCCGGCCGGGCCTGGCGTCCCCGCCGCTGCAACGGCTGGACTGCTCCGTGACCGACGCTTTCCCCGGACCTACTAGACGGGGCGCGCCGTGCTTCATGTGGATCAGACGGCGGCGAGGACCCTGACGGCGGTCCGCTCGACCTCGGCGGCCCGGTCCGGGTCGGCGATCGTCTGCGCTGCGGCCGTGACCGCGTTCATGACCCCGGCGGCGGTCATCTGCCCGCCGTGGATGAACATGTCCAGGATCGACGTCTGCTCCACCTCGGAGAACCGCATCGTCTTCGACACGGCCTTGATGGTCTTGTCAGCGTCCGTGACGGGCTTCGCCGCGAGCTCGCTCAGCTCGGCGACCTTCGCCTCCCAGAACCCGACGGAGGCGAACTCGCGGACCGCGTCGGCGACCTTCGAGGTGATCAGTTCGAGCTGACGCCGCCGGGTCTCCCCCGACCAGTTGATGACGCCCTCCTCCAGCCGTTCGCCGACGTGGGTCTTGCGGGTGGCGTCCAACGGCAGGACGAGACCGTTCCGGCAGATCAACGCCTCAGCGCGGGGAACGACGTACGTCGCGGCGTCGCCAAGCTCCCCGTTACCGAACTCGAACCCCGCCCACATGATCGGCTCGGTGCCCGGCTCGTAGCTCTGACCCTCCCGGGCGGCAGCCTCGCGGGCCTGCTCGATGGTCCAGCCGCCGCGCCCGCCGACCCGGACGTCCCGGCCCTCGAACGGGTCCCGGTACCCGGCGAACAGCGCCGGTGCCGCGATGACGGCCGCCGGGACGAGGACCCGGACTCGCATCCGGTTCTCCGTCAGGTCGCACCCGGAGATGACGAGGCTGTCACGGTCGAGCCCGGCGGCCTGGATGCCCCGGAGCACGGAGTCGAGCACGTCAAGGTTGTCGATCACGGAGTACCGGTCGGAGAGCAGACCCCGGAAGAACTTGCCCTCGGGGGTGTGGAACGCCCGCACGGTGAACGAGCGGGGGTCGGTGGGGTGGATGGTCTTGTGCTCCAGCCCGCCGGGGATCGTCTCGCTGTCGGTCAGCGTCGAGTCCTTGTGCCCGTGGATCCAGCCGTTGATGTTCGCGGCGAGGATGTCGGGGCGCCGGTCGGCGAGCTTGCGGGCGTACCGGGTGTCGATGCCGAGCCGCTCCGCGAAGTGCCGGACGGCGGTCTCGGACAGGGTGTACGCCCCGTTCATGTCGAGGTACTTCGCGGGGGTGACGCCGTCGTCGGTGAGGATCTCGTCGGCCACCTTCAGCGGCTCTGTCCCGTCGATGAGGATCTCTCCGGTGTTGGTCGCGGTGAGCTTCGTCGCGGGGATGATCGCGTCGGCCTTCGCCCCCTCCTGCGTCTTCAGGAGGGTGGCGAGGGTCTGGAGGTCGGTGTTGCGGGCGGTGAGTTCCACGGAGATCGGCTCTCTTTCGATCGGTGGTGCTACTGGGGTTCGATCGGCGGGGTGTTACTCGGCGGCCTGGTCGGGCGAGTCGTACGCGGCGGCGTGTGCGCGGCGACGTCCACCGGTGGCGGACGTCGCCGCGTGACTGGCCTTGCTGTTGACGACCCGAACGAACCGCTTCGGGTCGACCTTGAGTACCTCGGCGATGGCGGCCAGGTCGTCCGTGGGGCCGTAGATGACGCGTTCCGGCTCGACGAGGTTGACCTGGCCCGTGAGCCGACGTGTGACCCACATGGCGTTCGAGACCTGGACCCCGGCGTCCCGCAGGCGGTCAGCCAGTTCAGCGCCGGATAGGCCCTGCTGCTTCATAACGGCGCGAATCTCCGCAGCGACGGCAGCGGATCGCTGCGCGGCGTCGGGGTCACGTCCCGGCATCGGGACCCCCTCCTTTCGGTTGGTGGTGATGGGGTTTGCCTGGCGGGGGCTACTCGCCGGAGCCGCTCACCCCCGTTGCGGGGTGTCGGGGCGGAACGGGTGCCCCCGCCAGGGGCTCTGTCTGACTTACCCTCTCAGCATAACCCCCGGGGTGTGATCCTGCAACCCCCCGGGGGTGACTTGCTCAATGCGCCGGGTGACCCGGGAAGGCGGCTCCGGAGCACGCGGGACCCGCCGGGCACTGACGGTCGCGCGTTGACGCCCGCTCCAGGCGGGACAGGAGATCGTCCAGGACCGATTCGACGTCACGGCCGAAGCGGACCTTGACCTTTGGGCGCTCCCCCAGGTACTCGCTTCCCCGATCCGCCGTGACGACGATCGCCCCATCGAGACCGAGGGTCTTCACTCGCGCGGCGAGCTTCGCGGCTCGGGCGGCAGCAGCGGTAGCGGCGGTCTCCAGTTCGTTACGTGCGGTGGTCATCGCCGCACGGTGCTCGTCGGCCCGGCGCTTGCACTCGGCGTACTCGCCGACAAGGAACCGGGCCATCACGAAGACGTCCATTTCCTCCTGCTCGATCTGGGTACCGTCGCCCACGGCCTGGGTGATGATCCGGCGGGCCTTGAGGTACGAGCCTTTCGGGTCCTCGTGGTACGAGTTCTTGTAGAGGCCCGCCTTCCTGTAGCGGGTCAGGTCGTCGATCCGGACCTCAAACCGGTTGTAGGCGTTGAGGTACTTGATCCAGTCGGGGCTTGTCGCGTAGAGGTACCGGACTCCGGTCTTGATGTCCGTGATCTTCATCCTCGTGTCCTTCCGTTGCGGCGGCTACGTACACAGCATAACGCCCCGGGGGTGAGCTTGCAACCCCCGGGGCGTGATCAGTTCTACCAGCACCCGCTCCGCATCCGCTCCCGCACGGCGTGGGCACGGACATCCCGCTGGCTCCAGCACGCGTGCCAGTCGCAGCGGTGCCCGTAGGAGCGGTTCAGCCTGGCCATCGCCGGGAGGTTGTCCGTGCATAGGTCCGGCCAGATGTCCGACCAGCCGACGTCCCACCGGGTCCCCTTGCGCCAGCGGGTCATCTGTGCGAACGCGTCCGCGACGTGGACCCGAACCCGGCCGGTGGCCTCGTACGTCGGGCCGACGAGCTTCGCGACGATCGGGCTCACCTCGACCACGTCGATGTGTTCGACGTGGTCGAAGGCCAGGGCCGCCTTGACGACCATCCCGAGGCCGAGGCCGTTGATCACGACGCGGCGGGCCCGGCGGTCCGCGATCTGAACCAGCGGCTCCAGGTGGTCCGTCCGCTCGGCGGTGACATCGGACATCCACACCCGGTTGCCCCTGCGGAGCCGGGTGTACGTGCCCGGCAGCGGCGCCCTGGCGCCGAGCCTGGAGCGCTCGATCTGTGAGCGCACGTCGGTGCCGACGATGAAGCGCTCGATGCGGTACCCGTCCAGCTCGGCCTCCGGGAGGTCAACGGCCATGGCGGCGAGCATGTCCTTCGTGGTGAGCTGCCAGCGTGGGGCGATGGTGTCGGCAGGCATGGTGTTCGTCCTCTCGTGCGTCGGGTTCTGGCGTCCATGGCCCAGCCGGGCCCCCACCCGGCCGGACGCATGGGGGTCAGACCTTGCGGGGAGCGTGGTCGGTGACGACCTGGCTGACGACGTCCCGGACGATCTGATACTCGGAGGTGTGGCCCTCGCCGTAGTGACCGAGCGTGATTCGGTGCCACCCGCTGCTCTTCTCGTCGCGGGTGCGGGGGCCGGTGAGTTCGATGACGGTGAGCCCGGTCGTCCAGTTCACGCAGACGGCGACCTCGGTCGGGGTGAAGAACAGCGAGCCGGTCACCCAGTCCAGATTCCCGAGCGTCATGTCGGGTAGTTCGGTGGTGGGCCCGCCGTCGACGGCGTACGTCGCGGTGGTGGTGGAGGACTGGAGCTTGAACATGCGGCGTGCTGCGGTGGCGGTCATGTCGTACCTCTCGATCGTGGGTGCCGGGTGGGCCCGGCAGGTGGGTCAGTGGCCGGAGCTCTCGCGGGTGATCTACCGGTCCGGGCTACTCCCTCCCGGCGGCAATCGCCGCGACCGCCCTCGGCTGGAACCGCTCGACGAACGCCAGGACAGCCTCCGGCGCGGTAATGCCGTGGCTGTGCCAGAACGACGAGAACTCGTGTTCCTGGATCGAGGCCCCTGCGGTGCCGTCCTTGCGCTGGACGTGGCCCTGGACCCTGACGGTCCAGGAGATGCCGTCGTCGTCGGCCCAGAACTCGACCTGTGCGACCTCGGGGACGACGTCCCGCGTCATGTCGGCCCCTCGGACCGACGTCATGCCGCCAGTCACGGCGACGGTGTACAGGATCTTCACGCTTCCGGGCTTCTCGAAGAACATGGCCGTGGTCGCTCCCTGGTGGTCGTGGATGCGGGCGGGGGTTTCAGACGATCTCGCGGATCTGGAACTCGGCGTTCCCGGAGCAGCGGGCGAGGATCTCGCCGCTGGCGTCCCGGATCGTCCAGTTGCGGGAGCCGATCAGGGAGCACCTTCCGAGCTGGTGCCAGGTGCCGTCGATCTGGATCTCGCGGTTGGCCAGGTTCCAGAATCCCCGGGGCTTCATCGTCTGCGTCATACCTGAAGCTTAACGCCCCGGGGGTTAGACCGCAACCCCCGGGGCGTGATGAATCAGTCCTTCGTCTCCGGCAGGCCGAGGACCCGGCCCGCGTAGAACGCGGCGGTCGCGTGACTGTCCGACCCGCTGTGGATCTGTGCGATGGCGTGGAGGATCGCGGTCCACCGGGCGGCGTCGCCGGAGAACAGCATCCGGTCCGACTCGCCGTGAACGACCGTCGTCCACATGGGGTCGTCGGGGTCCTTGCCGAGGACCTCCACCACATACACGTCGTTGGAGATGTCCCCGGCGGGGATGGTGTCGTCGGTCGGATTGGATCCGTCGAGCGGCAGGACCTCGCCGACGTACCGGCCAGGCCACCGTCCGATGACGATCTCCCGGATCTTGCCGAGTCGCGCGCTCATGGCGCGCTGCGTCGCCAGGGCGTGTGCGGCCTGATGCTGGACGAACTTGGGAGCGGTGGCGATGTCCTGGAGTTCCATGGCTCTCCTTCTCTGGTCGAAATTATCGCGTCACCCAGTACCAGGCGGCACGGGCCACGCCTGGTACCTCGGCACGCACATCAAGCTCGTTGAGGTCGGCCGCATGTACCCATCGCACGTCGGATACCTCGTCAAGGGCGGCCTCAAGGGCCGCGCACCTCGCTGTCCCCACGTACAGCATGTCGATATGCGAGTGGGCCACTTCGGCAGGCTTGCCCGGCCGTTCCGGCTTCGCGGGTGCCGGGAACTCGGCCACCATGAACGGCGCGGGATGCTGATTCAGGCCGGGCAGCGCGGGGTCAGGCTCGATGGCCGCCTGGACCTTCGTCTCCTCCAGCACTTCGCGGATAGCAGCCTCATGGGGGCTTTCGTTCTCGTCCACGTGTCCGCCGGGGAACACCCATTTGCCGGTGGCGTTGTGGTGTACCAGCAGTACGCGGGGAGCATGGTCGATGGTCTCGGCATCGAAGACGACCATCGAAGCCGTCAGGTGTCGGGTAGCTGTGGTGATCATTTAATGCCTCCAGAGTGCTGCGATGATCATTTTGGCTGCCGGGCCCCGAACCGGGGCCCGGCGGGCGGGTCTAGGTGGCGGCGGAGTTGATCCGCTCGTACTCCTTCATCGCGAAGGCCCGGAGCTGCTCAGCCTCCCGCGCCATCGCGGCGGCCTGCCTGGCGAGGTCGTACCAGGCGTCGGCCCGGTTCTCCGGGTACTCGTCCTCCTGGCGGGGTCGGAGGTGCAGGCTCTCGCCTGGCTGGCGGTTGGCGGGCTCGACGTAGACGGTCGTCGGAACCTTCCACGTGCTCTTGATCCAGTTGGCCCGCTCCGCGATGATTCTGATCTTTACGAGGACGATCTGTCGCTTCGAGGCATTGGCACTGCGCTTCACGGTCTCTCCCTGTCGGGTTGTGTGGCCGGGCCCCGGTCGGGGCCCGGCGGGCGGGTGGGTCAGTAGAGCTGGACGGAGCCGTCGGTGCGGAGGTAGACGACCGTCTCGACACCCCGGAACTTCGCCGGGCCGGTCAGCGGGATGACCTTCCAGCTCTGCGAGCGCCCGAAGTCCTCGACCAGCTCGACGAGCCGGACCTTGCTGACCGTCTTGTACTGGACGGTCATGTCGGCGGCGAACTCGGTGGTGAACTTGGCGGGGGTGCTCGTCTTCGTCATACCTGAAGTCTAACGCCCCGGGAGTGAGCCTGCAACCCCCGGGGCGTTAGAATCTTGAGCGGTTACCAGTCCCCGAACGTGCATACCGGCCCGCACCCGCCGGAGCGGTGGCGCTCGCCCGTGAAGTGCTCGGAGATTTCGGTGGCGCGCCGCGCGTCTTCCGCCTCGGCGGCCTTGCGCTCCCGGATCCCGTGTGGGGCCTCCCGGGGTGCGGCCCCGGCCCGGAGCTGGTCACAGCGCAGGCACTCACCCTCCGGGGCCTTGCGACCGAACGGCAGGGCCTTGCCGGTGGGGGTGCACGTGTGCCGGGCGAATTCCTGGTCAAGCATCGGTTCTCCTCGGTCAGTACCGGCGTCGGCCGGAGCGGCTGCTGGAGCTGGACCCGGACCCGGTCGCCAGGGCGACGACGAGCACGACGACGAACGCGAACCCGATGACCCCGTCGGGGATCGGCGTGGTCTGCGCGATGGCCCCGAGGCCGACGGCGGCCAGGAGGAGCAGGAACAGCGACCCGGCGAGACCGAGGCCGGTGTGGCGGCTGGTACGGCTGTGCGAACGGCGACGGGACATGTCGGCAGACTCCCTCGGTCGGCAGGGGCGGCGGCTCGCTGTCGCGGGCCGGTCCCCCGAGGTGACGTGCTGTGGTGTTGTGCCCTAAACCTAACGCCCCGGGAGTGACCACGTCAACCCCCGGGGCGTGACAATCTCAGGTCCTAGCAGGTGCACTCCACGCACCCGGCGGTCTTGCAGGACTGGCAGACCTCGGCGGCCTCGGCCCGGCCCCGGGCCAGGATCTCCACGAGGGACATCTCCGAGTCGGTCCGCCCGGCGAGGGGGTCGGCGGGGCGGGCGGCGAGGGGTGCCTGGCTCGTCCGCCAGGTGTGCGCCATCGCTACGTGCTCCTCCTCGGTCCGGGTCGCCCCGAGGAGGACGTCCCCGCGACTGATCGTGTGGTAGTTGCTGGCCCGCGCGAGGACCTCATCCACCACCGGCGCCGGGTCGCCGAGCATGTGCTGGGCTAGCGCGGTAGTGAGCCGGTTCTCCCACGCCACCCACACGGCGTCCCTGGCCGCCGTGACGGCCTCGTCGTACCGGTCGTCCCGGGTACCCCGCGCCGCCCACTCAGTGGCCACCAGAAGGCCGAACCCGGTGTCCTGGTACTGCCGGGCCTCGGCCTGTGCGTCCTCCCACAGTCGTTTCCCAGCAACGAGGCGGGTCGCGCTGGTCTTCCACGCGGCCAGCGCGTCCCGGCGGGCGTTCTCCTCGTGGGCCTCGACCTCATCGGCCATCCGGTACGCAATGGGCGGGTACGCCTGGCGGCTGGTGTCGGCGCCGAGCCTGGCGTGGCGCCCCTCCCAGGCCGCGACCTGGGCCTCGGTCTCCCGCTCGTCGAGCGGCGTCCAGCATCCCCGGGTTGCGCCAGTCCGGACGGCGTTCTCGGTCTCCGCGTCGACGTTCAGCTTGTCGGCGATGGCCTGGACCTCGGCCTCGGTCATGCCACTGGCGGTCTTGGCCACGTCGCCGGTCACGGCGTCGTTGATGTAGGCGAACTCGCGGCCCTTGCGGCGGTCGATCATCTGGACGGTGTAGCGGGGGGCGGTCGCCGCCGGAGTCTCCGCGACGGCGTCGATCTCGTCGTTGATCGCGACCGCCTCGGCGTGGTCCCGCTCGACTCGGCCAGCGGTCGCCTTGACGGCGTCCCGGGCGATGTCCTCGGCCTCGGCCTCGACCCGGGCCCGCTTGACCCCGGCAGCGTCCTCGGGTGCCAGCCACATCGTCTGGACCGGCTCGGCGTAGAACGTCCCGGCGGAGGTCTTGACCATGTAGCCGCGCCGGTTGCCGCACTTCTCCTTGCCGATCACCCGGGCGATCTGGACGCCCTCGCCGGTCTTGGTGCGGCTGGCGTCGGTGCAACTGGCGTCGGCGGCGAGCTGGGTCACCTTGACGATGATCCGGTCGTTGATCTGGACCCGGCTGGCGTTGGTCTTCCCTGCGGCGGTCATGTCGTTCTCCGTTCCTCGGTGGTGATGTACCTAGCCTAACGCCCGGGGGGTGAGAATGCAACCCCCCGGGCGTGATTGTCTCAGAGGTATCCGCGAACGTCCTCGCCGAGGGCGGCTGCGGTGTCCGGGTGGGTGACGGTCGGGGCGGCTGCCTTGCGGGCGGCCCGGGTGGCGGCTGCCTTGCGGGCGGCGGCGACCTTGACCGGGTCCTTCGCGGGCTTCGCGGCGGGGGCCGGAGCGGGGGTGGGGCGGGGGCCGCGCGGGGTGACCGGGCGGAGGTTGTGGAGGTGGTTCTCGGCCCACAGGGCACCGGCGACCACGATCGCGCCGAGGAGCGCCGAGCCGTACTGCTGGTGGATGTACCCGACGGTGACGT